TGATCCACGGTATTCTGCCGACAGTGTATTCACCACTGTAAAACTCGCACCTTGTTTCAAAGGCAAAATTGATTTTGCGTATTTCCAGTATGTGCATCATACCGTTCTCCAGCCTTTCTCTTTCCTGTCTTCGAACGGGACCATGAAAACCATTGGCCCGACCTGTATCCACGGAAGAAAATCCTTGTCGGTTTCCAGATACTTTGTTATGTGGAACGAGGAGCAGATGATGGACAGAAAGCATCTATCATTTACCGGTATGTACACACTCCTTATCATTCTTCCATTCCCTTCGGCCTCACGTCCCGAAACCTTTTCGGGAGCCTCCACACTGTAATCAGGACGGGAGTTTCTGTGCCGGTGAAGATATACAGGCTTTTGGCATACACGATCAGCATGGAATTTTTGCCGTAGTGCATGGTCTTCTGGCTTATCTTGTCCAGATACTTGCGCATTGCCCCTGTATAGGATGTTGGGGGATGACCGCGTTTCAAGGCCAATTTGACCGCCCTGTCCGTCGCTCTCTTTGGAACCTTTATCCTTTGCCTGATCCGGCCTCTCGCATGATCTGTCGCTATTCCTTCTTCAATCTCCAATCCCTTCACTGATCCATCCTCTCACTTCATTGCAAACGATACATCTTGGCCCATCCTTGCATTGTCCGATACTTATGTTCCTGAAATCGAGGCGTGGAATGTCATGGTCTTCCAGCGTCTTGACGTGGTAGCGGGCGTTGCCGTCGTTGAAATTAAACCCCGGTGGCGAATAAATCGCAAGGGCACCGCCGTCGCGGATGATGACACATCCTTTCCTGCGATAATGGTGGAGTATCTGCTCTCTCACTCCCACCTGCTCATCCATCCATTTCTCAATGTCTGTCTTTTTCCAGCGCGGTTTCCCCACCTTCGACCTGTACCGGCGAGGGAACTTCCTGACCTTCTCGTTATATATGATCCGATGACGGGGCCAACCCGTTATGTTCTCTATTTCGTCGAGTAAATAAAATTCCATTTCTCGCCTCTCCTTATCCCTAATCCTCCCCAAGAAAGCAGGGGGACGTACACCCAATTCCTTTGTTTGTTAGATTTCTCTATAAACATCGGGTATTCTTTTAAGAATCGTTTCATTCCATGTAATCCTGTGTAGGTTCCATTGTCCTGCCCAATACAGCTTCGGAACACCTTCCGGTGATCCGTTCCTGTTTACTTTGGAGTCTCTGAAGAATACCTGAAGTTTTACTTGTGTATCAGCCATGATTGATCTTTAACCTGCTTGTATAGTCTTTCCAGTTCTCTGACCACATACCAGATATTCTTGTAAGTTGAGTCTCGGTCGAACTTTTTATAGTTGGGGATCGTATCCATGAAATGACCGCAATCGAAGCCAATCCACCACCCACCGGTATTCTCATCCCACCTGTTCATATCGATATTCAGGCTGTGGTGGAAGAAGGTCAGACCGCCATGAACATCGACATCAATTTCGTCATACCCCTTCCCATGAAACCTGTTGCTTGGAGGGAGACGAAGATACCCACGCAGAAATCCCATGTTTGGGTGCCGAGTGATGACCCCGTGGTAGTTCATATCAAAGAACACCGGGAGAACGTTCGGCTCGTTCATCCATTCTTCTTCTTGACTTTCCATTTTTCCCGAACCTTTATCTTCAATCCAACCCAATAAATACCGGGGACCCTCACAAACTTCCCGTCCACGAAAAGCCATCTCGATCTGAACCGGATCATCTCAACAGTACCCACATGTTTTTGGGAGGTGCCCTGAAATTTGGGACATACATCACTTTCCGCATGGGCCTGATGAATATCGCTTTCCTGAAGAAGCGCCTCATCGGTTTCCTCCGATATATCTTGGTGGTTCAATAATATTTCCGTCCTTCCATCGTGTACTCCACAGATGCATTGGATCGGAATAGAACCACGGAACACCTAAATGATCCTTGACGAAGCGTATCAAAACGGCCACCATACTCTCTTGGGGAGGCGGATGATCTTTCTATAATTCATAGTTTCTTCCTTCCTCATCAGCTTGTTGATGGTTGCCAATGCCTCCTGCTCCGATGAAACGTAAGTTTCTCCTTCCCACTCATCGAATGCTGAAGCAAACCCACGGTTCTTCGATTCCACCCTGTATGAATACCCACCCCCCGATTGCTTGGTTACTACGATCCTGTACTTCTTCACCTTCTCCTCCTGTCCAATACCCACCAAGCACTCCACATGATGGTGGGAGGCTCTGCTGCCCATCCTTTATAGAACCTGCCCAATGAAGGCTGGTTCACTGTTTTTGGGTTACCTGTTGCCATTTCAATTCATTCTAATCGTAGTGAACATACCTGCCATTTCTGAAGACGACTCGGTAGATGAAGTATCTCTTCCATTCATAAACCGGCACATTCTTCCAACTCTGGTAGACGTAATCCTCTCTGTAAAAGACGGTCAAACCCTGCCCTCCCTGATCCATACGTCCAAACTCTCGGAAACCTCAGCACCTGCATATCTGTACAGGTAATGACGCTGCCAGAAATACAGGGGGGATGGATTCTTCCTGAATATCCATTTGGTTAGTGGCATGGCTTATCTTTCCTCCCACTTCCTGTCGATGACGATAGTCATGTATTTGGCGTTCTTGGTGTACATGGAATATGATCCGAAGTAGAAGACGGGAAAGCCTTTAGCCCCATGCTGGTAAAAAATCCGCATCTCACTGCCCCATGTATCCTCGGGTTTGTGTTGTCTTGAACCAGCCTATTTCATTCTGCGCTCCAACAGAAATCAGGCCCATCCTCGGGCTATGCCACCAGAACATGAAGCTTACCCATTTGAGTTCAGGCACTTTCCCTGTCTTTGAGAAGTTCAGCATTCTGTTTCTCCAGCATATTCAATCCCATCCATGGCGCACGGTGCCAAATAGCGGAAAACTGCCATCTGTATACGGGCCGTATTGCCCGACTTCCCCATCTTGTGAATACAAGTTTTCTCAACATTTCCTCACTGAAAGTTCCAAGAACCTTTTCTTATTTGCGATAAACGTGGCAACCGTCTTGTTCTTGTACAGGTCGTGGGCGATCCACCTGTAAATCGGGACCTCGCTCCATTCTCCATTGATAAATTCCATCCCTTCGTGCAATTCAAACACTACCATTTCAACCTCAAACACCACGGTCTGGCGGCAACCAATTTTGCCAAATGTTTCGTCTTGGTGAGTGTATGCTCGCCCCACTCATACTGTGGCGGATCATACATAATTCTTCTGAACCTTACTTTCTTCACGCCGCTTCTCATTCTCAAGAACCGCTATTATTGCCGTCCGGCTTCTCCACAGGGACATTCTTCCATGCCAAAGAAACCTCGGGTAATAGGATTCCGGTTGGTCGTTAAATATGTAAAACCTTCTCATGGGACGTCTCCGACTTTCTGTCGCCACGGTAGCCCCATCCCGGTTCGGCGTCAAGGGAAAGGCCCCATGCTCAGCGTGGGGGAAAGGCCAATTTGTTTGTTTGTTAGTATAAGAATCGGTAACACATCTCTTATAACCAATTGATTTGTAACAGATTTTGCTGTGTAACCTGCTGCTCCGCCGTCTCTGTTTTGAACACCCTCCTGCCACACTCAGAAACCGTCTCAAAGTTAATTTCTTAATGTTTCTATGGGGTTACGCCATTTACTTAATAAGGCACTTCAATATGAAGTACGCGACTAATGTAACACTTCAACTTGGGTGCCCAACCCATTGGATTTGTTCATAAAATTTTTATAATAATTTTTTTGGGACTCCTGTGTTTTCGTAACAGAATCCGCGTTTCCATACAAACCACAAGTTTAGTGCCGGTGAGAAAATGGGACTCCTACCGGGGTTTATACCTACTTATGCGCGAAATTATGCTGCGAGCGGCCAAAATGGCCGGTGGATCGATTCGTGCAGTGTGTGAATGGTGGGCGTTTGAGGAGATTTGTATAGTATGTGCGACGCATCACATATGCGCACGCGGGGTCCCCAAGGGGGGTGAGGTAAGTAGTTGAAAACATTAGGATTCTTATTCTGGTGGCACAGTTCACCTACATCGACCCGATGTGGCGAAAGTCCAGCAATATCAATGGCTTAGCGGTCCATCTTGCAGTGAGGGAATGTGGTACGATGTTACCTCATCATCACACATAGTAACCACACAATCCAACGCACAGTTACCATCGCCATGACCAAGCCAACCAATCGGCAATCCCCATAATACTGGAGCATACTATAGTATGGTGGCTTATTATCATTGTGGGAATGGACTATCGGCTGGTCTCGCGGCCTTCCTTCACTTCGTTCAGTCCAGTCCTCATTGCGGGCTGCTATCGCATCATATCCCTGATCTTGTTCCTCAACTCTTTCGCTATCTCTTCTGCACTGCGCTGTTCTGCACTGCTCTCTGCCTTCCTGCTAAACATATCTACAATATCCATGCGACCCAACAATTCCAGTGCCTTGAGCCTTGTCGAAGCGGTCCCCTCGTCGCGGTCTATGCTCTCTTCATACAACCTCTTTACGACATGACGTCTGATCCGTACTGAATCCGCCATCATCTTGGACTGTATGCTATCAACGATGTCACTAATCCGTTGGGCAACTATAGGGTTGGCCGCAGTCTTCACTGCTTCGCTATAAATGCTCTCTGGTTTCATGTTGGATACATTGTAGCATGAGCGGTAAGCCTCTGATTTTGTTGAACCATTAGCCACCATCTGGGCAAACTTCTCTTGTTTTGCCGTCAACTGCCGGTTGTTGACCACCGGTAAATCTACAACCTTGCCATCGTCATCGCCCATCTTGATAACCTCGCTGCTCATCTTCGATGAGCAAAAATATATCAAGAAAAAAACTTTTCCGCCACCATCCCCGACAATCCCCTACGGGGATCGGCCAAGCCAAACCATCCGCCGAATACCAATAGGTTTTTGTCCCTACGGGACAGATCGCCATTGACAGGCGACAGCCGGTCGGTCATTATAATGGGGCAATCGGCGGCATGGTGTCGTCGGTCCAAACCCAATGAAAGGTTCTATCAAATGACTGTTCAACATTTCGAAACCAAAGCCGAAGCCCATGAGTTTTTTCAGAAGAAGTTTCCCAAACTCATGATGCATACTGCTACCGTGACTGGTGGAAAGAAAATTCCTGAAGGTCAGGTTGTCGATTGCATTTTTGTTGGTGCAAACAAATGGTATCGCCAAACTTCTCTGGTTGTTCACAAGGGAAAACAGGTATGGATGGACCCTGCACATTTGAAGGCTGGCAAGGAAATTCCGGCAGATCGCAAATCACTTTATGAAAGTGAACGTGAGGCAAGGTCCGAAGCAACTCTCATGGTTGTCTGTGATGTTCTGGAAGAGCGGGAAAAGGCAGTAAAGGTTCGCCATCCCGATTGGGCTAAAGCCCAATTCTTCCCGAAATCAACCATTGAATTTGCTGGTTACATTGAGCGTGGTGACCATACCTATCAGTGCTATCATATCGACCAGTTCATTCTTGACAAGAATATCAACAAGGCTGGTGTCGAAGCTTTGGAGGCTGAACAGGCTGCAGTTGCCAAGGAATTGGCTAAATCCAACAAGTAATTCCATGCGGGGCAGGCTTCGGCTTGCCCCTTTTTTTGCCTTCATTTATCAGCATTTCCGAAAATACCGATATTCATTTTAAGGGCCGCTGGCGGGCGTCTTTTCTTTCATGGGGGGATATACCGGCCATGCTTCAAATCGCGCTGTATGGCCTTTTATTTGGACGTGAAGGGCATGTTTGCCCATGGTGCTAGACAATCCCCGCATGGCGCTACACATCGCGGCTGTATTACCTGCATTTACCATGGCACATTGCGCCCTTGACTGGCGACGCATCGTCGCGGATCATGGCACGAACCGGGAGCGCGGCTACCACACATAAGCAACGCTAATATGGGGAAATGCCGTAATTGGCACACATGAACAAGAGAGGAACGATGCCAAATCCAGTTAATCAGGAGACGATAAACGAGAAAGCCCGTCAGTTGCTCGTTGATGGAGCAATGCGTGGAGGCACCATAGAATTTACCAATGGAGGGATAAATATCATATACGAAACCGTCGAATACACCATTTTCATGCATAATATGGCGTATTGGCAGAAACGCTATCCCAAGAGAACACGCGAGCCAATAGACAGAGCCTTGATGATGCTTTCCGGCAAGACGAAACCCTTCATAACAGAGATTTTGAGGGAATCGTTTATAGGCGGGCACCACTGGTCAGAGAAAATTATAGCGGTGTCCAAATGAGCAGGACCATCACCCAGAAAACCATGAAGAAGAAAGCGCGTGAACTGTGCATGGATATAACGCTATCTGGGAACAGGATGGCTGTGACATTCGCCGCTGTTGATTTTGATCCAGAAATGAAACCAGCAGAAGGAGACCACCATTACCTTATTCGTGTTTGGAACCTTGGGTGGTGGAGAATGAAGAGCAAAGATAAATACTCCCCTCATGAGGAAGCCATGATGTTGTGTGCCAGTGGTGATGACGCTCCTTACATCTGTGAAATAATGCGCTACTCCGCGAAACTTGCCCAATGGATAAGCATAGTAAGATCGAGGTGAACCATGAAACTCTTGACTGAATTGGGAATGTTGTTGCTTGGAGCGGTCATTTTGGCCGCTATCGGTGCCAGTATAGGGTATTTCATGACGTCATACGTGATCGTGACGGTGATTCCATGAAAGAGTTTTTAGTGTTCATCCTCATTTTGGCTGTAAGCATTGCATCCTCACTCATCCTGATGGGTTTATGCTCCTTCCTTGCCGCGCCAGTCAAGAGAAGAATGACCGCTCGCACCAAGATTGCCGTCCATGAATACCTTCTTGACTGTGCCATCAAGGGTGATCGGTTCGTTCTCTATAACCTGATTGGTTCTGTCTATGTCAAAAACTGTGAGGACGGTCATTCCATATGGCTTGAGGGTGAGGAAATAGCGCCTAAAATTTATTCCAATCATCGTAATACAACTCCAAGCGAGATTGCTCCTCTGGTTTCAAAAGCAGAAAAGGTAGATTTTCGTGGCCCACAACACACAATCGACCCCGGACCTCATTGAACATTCTCTTCTATACGGGACGGAATACACTGAAATTGCCCTGATGTTCTATAAAGGGACACGGGTCAAACCGGGATCGTCCGCATATAGCTGGATGACTGCTCAAAGTCATGTTGTTCAATCATACAAGATTTTCTTTGCAAGATCAAACCCTTACTTCATTTTGCAAATGTATCCCCTGAAGGCTTGGCGCATCATTGGAGACGAGCGTGGACACAGAAGAACACGCATCATCAAGAACCAGTTCAGCATTACCAAGGATGAAATCCAATCCATAACTCCAGAGGAAATGGAAGAGAAAGTGGATGGTCTGTTCATTCGCCACGCTCAAAATATCATCAACCACAGGATGACAAGAGGAAAGTGATGACTGCATATCTCGTAAAGGTACTTATTGGCGCAACTATCGGTTTTTGCATCTCCATGGGCTTTGGTGAACTGTTCAAGGTCTGGTTGTTCAAGCGGGACGGATACAAGATAGGAAAGAAAGGCCGCAAGGAAGCTGTAAGCTGGATCATGGATCACGCCATGAAGGGTGAGCCGCTAAAGATGACAGGTTCAGGCAAGGTGGCACTCCTCTGGACAAGAGATGGAGAGCAATTGCATCTCGTTGGAAACTTGGAACAGATGACAAGGAAATGGGCCGACAAGGATTACAGCGAAGATCACACCATCACGAGCGATGAAGCCATCCCAATGGTGAGGAAAAGCAAGTTCATCAAGATAGATCACATGGGTGATCTTAAATTCAGTTAAGATGAATTTCCCTGCCGTTGACTGGCGACGCGCTGTCGGATATTCTGGCAGCGCAAACCGAAAAACTGTTTCTAATCAACGTGAAAGGAAGAAACGATGGACGCTGATAATAACAAACCTGTCGATGTACATGCTCAACCGGAACAAATCTTCGAACCGGCACAGGAAAGCGCATTGAAGCGCCTTTTCGAACTGACCCCTCTTTATCACTCATTCACAACAGAGGCACAGCCATTTCCTCCGAAGGGCGTCCAGATGCCTGAATTAACCTTCAAGGAGTTCAAGGACTTCGTTCAGACTGTCAATATCAAGGGCGGAGTGGTCGGTGTCCGGTGGTGTGGTGTCTTCATGTGCATCACAAGGGATGGCCATGTCATGCCGGAAGATGCCATCGTTGAGCATTTCGAACATGATGATCCTGCTGCTGCACTGGCTGCGAGGTTTGGATGATTTATGCCATACCTGATATTCATGGCAGATTCGATCTTCTCAAGCTTGCTCTTGCGGACATAGAGCGGGACAAGCCGGGGAAGGTCGTCTTTCTTGGCGATTATGTGGACCGTGGGCCGGAGAGTTGTCAAGTGCTTGACAGATTGATGAAGGGGCCTCCCGAGGGATGGGAATGGACATGTCTCGTCGGCAACCATGAAGAATGGTTCATTGATTCCGTCGAAAGACATGTTGCCAATATTGACTGGATACAATGTGGTGGAGACAGAACGATTGCCTCCTATGGAATGAACCCACACGATCCGCTCATTATCCCTAACAAGATGATGAGTGACCACATTCGATGGCTCTCCAGCCAGCCCCATGCTCTTGTTCTCGATAATCATGCCTTTGTCCATGCTTATCTTGCTGATGGTGTTCCTATTGAAGATCACACTGTCGAAGAGATGACTTGGGGTTATTACCGCAAGATCGAAACCGGTGGGTGGAACGGTAAATATGTCTGCCATGGGCATATTGCCGATCCGAGAGGTCCGAGAGAGTACAAAATGAGGCTGGCGCTTGATGCTTGTGCCCATGAGACAGGTAATCTTATGGTCGCAGTGTTCGATGAAAATCTGTACCAGCCTGTCGAGATATTCAAGGCAGGAGAGAGGATATGATGACACTATACAGGATAGGACTGCTGATCTGTCTTTTCAGTTCGATGGAATTGCTTCTCAGCCTGATATTTCAGGATGAGGGGCTTGCTACAGGAGCAGGAACAGCCATGATACTTGGTGGTGCCTTGGTCATACTGTCTGCCCTGTTCGATAAATCGTTCTGGAAGGGATAACACGATGAATTACAAGCGGAAAAGAGCCAAAAACCGCAGGAGAGGCTGTCTCATGTGCAAGCCATGGAAAATGAATGGTTACTGTGACAGGCATAGAAATATGCGGTTCGGTGATGTTCGTCGGCTTGGCGCTTTCCGCTGCGATTACATCAAGGACGCAAAACACAAAGGAGTTGAATAATGAAGGACCGCCGTGAACATATATTCCAACGCATCATGGACAAGGTGGAGATAAACCACAAATCCATTCACAACGGGCATCCATGCTGGATATGGACAGGCACCACATCAGGCAATCCAAAGGAGAATGATCGCAATTCTCGTGGTCATTCCTATCCCCGCATGTCGCTCAATGGAGAGACAGTTGCCGTTCATCGGGTCATGTATACTCATGTTTATGGATACATCCCCGCTCGCAAGACCATTGACCATGAATGCCTGAACAGATTGTGTGTCCAACCGGCACATCTATCCCTTACATCTCTTCGGGAAAACATTCGTCGCAGGGATGGCAAGGCACCCAGAAAGAACTCTGAATACAGCACAGCGGTCCCTGACAGCTTGACCGCAAGCCTCTCCCGCTATCTTGAGACAGAAATGAAGTGCGAGGAAATAGCATGAGGCCAATCAGGGAAGACCCAACACTGGCGAACATGACGAATTACTTCTTCCATGACGTGGAAAAGACCGTACCTTTGCCAAATGGCGTGATTGACAGAGTGGACGCCTTCTCCGTTGGAGGCGTATGGCTCACATTTCATGGGTCACAACTTGTCATGGCTGTAAGTTATGAACGCTCCAAGATTTTCATTGCTGAAGTAATTGATTCCGTAGCAGTAGAGCAAAATATTGAAGAAGTATTGGAAGTATATCCCAATGCAGAAGTTAAGCATCTGGAAAGAGTTGCTTTACAAGAGGCTGCATTCCAATTGATAATAGAAGAAATAAACGTGGAAGTGAATAATCGTATCACTGGTTGAGGAAAATCAGCCAAAAAAATCGCTTGACGCGGCGACAAGCCGTCGGTAAGCTGGTGGGCGTTTCAACTCGAAAGAAAGGGCCACACCATGCGAATTACAGACGCAAAGAAGTTAATCGCCTCCGTTCTGCTCCATAATCTGGAATTGGCAGAGAAAGGCAAGAGCGTCCGGCATAGACTGATACCTGCCTTGTTAGGCGATCCGGGCGTCGGCAAGACGTCTGCATTCATTCAGGTAGCTGACGAGTACAAGCTGCCTTACTTCGATACCATCGTTGCACAGTATGATGCTGGCGAATTGGGTGGTTTCGGCATCCCCAAAATAGAAGAACTGATTGGACCTGACGGCAAACCGGTCAAGGACAAGAATGGCAAGACTGTCATGATAGACAGGGTGCGCCGTGCAAGGCCGGACCATATGCCCGATCTTGACGTTCCTGCCGGTATATGGAACCTCGATGAATTGGCACAGGCATTCCTTGCCAATCAGAATATTGTGTCGCAGCTTGTCAATGAACATCGTATTGGACGGCACGATGTTTCCCCCGGCATCACCATCGGCGTCACTTCAAACAAGCCAGAGAACAAGGCCGGTACTACTTCCATGCCTTCACATCTGGTTGACCGACTGACCCTCATCTACATTGAACCTGATTTTGAAGAGTTTCTGGAATATGCACAGGCTCATCAAATCAACCCTCTGGTTCGTGTTTATCTCCAGAACAATCCTGCTTCGCTTCACAAGTTTGAACCGGGGGCGAAATCATGCCCAACGCCTCGTTCTTGGGAACGTGCTGGAACATGGCTGGACCGGCAGCTTCCCGATCATATCCAGACTGAAGCCTTGATGGGCACCATCGGTGAGGGTGAAACACCGAAATTCCAAGCTTGGATACGTGTGAAAGACAAGATGCCGAAGCTTGAGGACATTCTCAAGAAACCTCAAGAAGCCCGCGTCTTTGGCAATGAGGATGCTGATGTTCTGTATCTCCTCCTCGCCAATCTGGCTGACGTAGCAAAGGAAAGCAATATAGAGGCGATCCTTACCTATATCCGCCGCCTTCCCAATCAGGAGTTCACTGCTTATTGGGCGAAAGACACATTCCGGCAGAAGCCCGATCTTCTCAAGAACAAGCATGTTGTTAACTGGAAGATGAATGAGGGCGTCAAGCTTTTCTCTGGAGAAGATTGATGCGCAAATCTATCAGCGCATTCTGGGATCGGCGCGATGCAAAGCGCCGGTCCATAAACAAGAAACCCAAAACCGAGGAGAATAACCATGACAATAACGGGAATTTTTCTCATTCTGATGTGGTCCTTGTGGGCACCAGAAGAAATCGGGAAAGCCATCGCCAAGGGCGTTATCGCCTATCGTAAATTAATAAAGGAGAATGACCATGACTAAACTTGCAGACCGCGCAATGCTTGTAAGCCTTCATCAGAGGACGTGGCAGGCAAACGTGAATGATTCAGAAATCTCGAATGAAATGTCGGATCATTACGGTGCTGAACCCGGTTCTATAAGGGCAGTGAAGAAGCTGACGCCTGATTCTTATGTCCGTCCTATAATGCAGGTGGCCAATTTCGGTCGGCGGCAGCACTATCATTTGACTGTGCCGGGAATGGTAAAGGGGCAGCAGTTGCTTGCTACGTCCCTTTATGACCGGTACATCGCCGCTCAAGAACAGATCAAGGACGAGTTCGACAAGGCTGTTCGGGATTTTTGCGATATATATCCTGAAATCAAGGAAGCAGCGCCGAAGCGTCTTGGCAATGCATTCAAGGAAGATGACTTCCCCTCTGTGGAGAAGATCAAGACTTTCTTCGAATACACTATAGCGTTCTCTCCGGTGCCAAACGTCGATGACTGGCGGCTTGAGGGCCTTACTGATCTTGATGAAAATTCCCTGCGTCGGCAAGCCGAAGAACGTGTCGCCACAATGTATGAAAATACAGTGGAGGAAGTATTCGGCAAAATCAAGGGCGCTCTCAACAAGATGATCGAACAGATCAATCAGTATGACGAAAACAAGAAAGGCCTTCGGGACATTACAGTTCAGAATGTTCAGGAGATAACCGAAATCGCCATGATGATGAACGTGACCAACAATCCCCTGATAACAGAAATCGGTCACCGCATGTTCCATGAGTTCAAGTCTCTGGACGGCAAGATGCTCCGGCAGGACGCCCATGTTCGTGGAGACGTCAAGACGAGGATCGAGGACATGCTCAACAAGATCAAAGAGAAACAAGCCTCTTAATCTTCTGTTCAGTAATATAGTGACAGGCCGGACAATTTCGCTTGACAACAGCGACGGCCTGTCGCTAAAATTGGGGGAAATCTCAAAGAAAGGAACCGGCCATGCAGACCATAGACAAGATGACGCGAGCCAAACGGTATCTCGTCCAGTACCAAGTTTTTATATCCGCTGTCGCCACACGGCTTATCTATATTGAAGCCCCCGTGGGAACGATGGCAACTGACATGAGGCATGTTTATTGGGACCCAAACTTCGTCAAGAACCTCTCTGTTCTTGAAACGGCAGCGGTCATTGCCCATGAAGCATTCCATGTAATATTCCTCCACGGCCTTCGTCGTGGCGAACGTGACCCTCTCCTGTGGAACCTTGCAGGAGACTTTGCAATCAACATCATCCTGAGAGAAATGGGATTGAGGCTTCCGCTCATGGGCGGAACCGAAAGCAAGCCCGGATATTGCTATGATGAGAAGTACCGGGACTGGTCAGTATATGAAATTTACGACGACCTTCTGAAGAACAAGGACAAATGGGTAAAAGAATATGTCCTGATGGTCGATGCGGACGGTCAGCCTGACAAGGATGGCAAGGATGCAAAGGGCCGCAAGGTTGTCTTTGGTGAAATCAGTGACGCCAAGGGGAAGAAAGGCAAGAAAGCTTCCGAGACGCAAAAACGCGAACTGGAAGAGCGCATCAAGGAAGTTGTTCACAATGCAGCGCAAGCCGCAAAGCAGCGGGGCGAATTGCCGGGATGCCTTGAAGGTCTTGTAGAAGCGGTCGGCAAGCCGAAGATTGAATGGAAAGATTATATCCAGTCTTGGGTGAGCGGCGTCACGCCTGACAACTATACTTGGCAGAAACCGAACCGCCGTGTTCTTGGCAATTACGGAATGATTATGCCGACCATTCAATTCAATGGTGCAGGTATTGGCGTCCTGTCTGTCGATGCATCCGGTTCTGTAACCGACAAGGAATTGCAGTATTACGCCACCGAAATCGCCGGGATCATCGATATGTGCGGTCCTGACAAGCTTTATATCATCGTCCACGATGCAGTGGTGCAGAGTGTGACGGTATGGGAACCGGGGGAAGACTTCAAGCATCTTAGAATCAAGGGCCGTGGCGGCACATGTATTGCTCCCTCATTCAAGGCAGCGGCTGAACTTGAAGATGAAGTGAACTGGATGGTGTGCCTCACTGATATGGGTATCTGTGATTATCCATCGCCGGACGAGGCTCCCGATTATCCTGTCTTGTGGGCAGCAACAGGACCGGATAACGCGCCATTCGGCACATACATTCCAATCAAGGATGCATTCTGATGACCACGAAATTCGAGCGCCAGAAAGCAGCAAAAATGATGGAGGGCCTGCGCAAGGTCCTCCCCTATCTTCACGACAAATCCAAGATGTCGATGGACTTGCAGGATGATGACATAGGCTATGAATTGCGGTCTGCGTCAAATTATCTGCGTAGTGCCTACCGTGAAATGAAAGACACACTCAAAGGGACGGAGGCAATAAAGGAAGAACAGCTACCATTAAGACAGCGTACAAGGCAGCAAATAACCAGAAAAATAGATGCCATCTTCGGGAATATCCGCACATCCGTCGTCGGCCATGTCGGTAAGAAGGGACCGATGGGAACCAAGAGCGGAACATATGTTGATCTGTATGTTGGGTGGGGATGGATGAAGTATGTCGGCAACATTTTCTACAGGGATGACTTCAAAGTGCTTCCTGACAAATGGTTCATTCTTTCCGCAAGGGAAGTGAAGGTAAACGACCGCCTTGTGCGTCTGTTCAAGGCAAAGGTTTATGATCGTTCAACAGACGAAAACAGGGATGCATTCATTGGAATGCCAAAGGAAGGAGTAAAGAAAGCAGCAATAAGATTTACGGCTCCAGCCGCAGTATCGGCGGCAAGAGAACTACTGTCACAAGAAACCAACAGGAGAATGACCTATGACGCAAGCGATGAAAAAGAACAATGAAGGCCTGACCATTATCGAAGAACTCCAGTCATTGCTGGATAGCCTTCGTGAGAATGAATACAACGAACTGAAAAAGAGCATCGAAGCCGAAGGCATTCGTGATCCTATCGTTGTGTGGAAAGAGCGCAATGCCATTCTCGATGGTCATAACCGCTACAAGATAGCCGGTGAATTGGGCATCGATTATGAAACCAATGAAGTGAGCCTCAAGGATATTGACGAGGCAAAGGAATGGATGATCCGCAACCAGTTGGGTCGGCGCAATCTTACCCCTGCTCAATTCGATTATTTCATTGGCCAGCTTTACAACCAGACACACAAGGTCGGTGAAGCTACGGCAGAAAAGATTGCCGAACAGTATGGCATTGGTGAAAGAACCGTGCGCCGTGCGGCCAAGGCAGCAACAGGCATCGACAAGATTGCTGAAGTGAAAGAGCAGATCAAGAACAAGCTTGATCTTCTCAAGGGCAAGCCTGAAGAACGCTATACCCAGAAGGAACTGGAGACAGTTGCCAAGGCATCGTCGCCGGAAGTGGTCAAGAAGGTTGTCGAGAAGATTGACAACAAGAAAAAGGAAATCGCACAGACAAAGCAGGCTGTGAAGCAGGCAGCGAAGGCTCCTGAACCGAAGCCACAGACTTATCAGGTGGCTTTCGTCGAGCCTAATTTCGAGGGCATAAGCTTCAACATCGACACAGAAAAGAAGCCGCCGCTCGATACCAATGCCGTTGTTTACATGGCAGTGGATGACGGTTTCCTTGCCGATGGCTTGGCATTGTTCAGGAAATGGGGCCTGACCTATGAAGCCTCGTTCATCTTCAAGATTGAGCCAGTCGAGGGCATCTGGTCCAAGGTCCAGCACAAGTTTCTTATCGTTGGCACCAAGGGCACCATCACTGGTCCTGAACAGGGCAAGGAAGCATTGTCGCTTCCGAACGGCCCAACAGAACCAATTGAAAACAAGATGGAACGCATCATCAATGCTTACCATCCGAAGGTGGACAAGCTTGCCATGCTGTCGTCCTACAAGACACCGCAGGGCTGGTCAGTCCTTTCTCAGTAATGTTTAATTGGCGTGTCGCTCCGGCCATTTTGGCCGGAGCATTGGAGGAAACATGAAAAAGCAAAGAAGCCCATGGAGGATTGGATGGTTCCTGATTTACATGGAATTGATACTGACCTTCGATGTGAGCGTGTTCCCAATCTCTCAATTCAACTGGCATGTATTGCTCCATGCGTTTGCAGTCGAAGCATACATATTATCCTCTTTCATATACCTTGAATACTGGTGGGACAGCCTGACAAAGGAGGGTGAATAAACATGTATGCCGTCATCATAGAAACGGAAGAAGGTCGTCACGCGATTATCAAGACTGAAATCGAGCAGCAGATGCAGGTCGTTGCAAGCCTCTGCTCTGCGCATTTGCAGAAGGTATATCCCGGCTGCAAGGCATGGGTGCTTCACAATCACAACGACATAATGAAAGTGGAGATGCATCCAAGGAAGGAAGAAATCATGGGAAAGCTGCGTGAAGCAGAATTTCCCCTTCCGAAACCAGACATGGTAATCGAGGGCGAATATCAGCGCCTCTAGCGCATCATTATCTTGGCAAGGGTATCGATGGCGTCTCTCAACTGTTCATCGGTATCCGGCCAAGGCCTGTCCATTAAAACCATATTCACAAGAACAATGCGCTTTCCCTTTCCAAGGCGCTCGTCCATTCTCCTGAACAATGAAACAACTGCCCTGATCTGGTTGGCTCTCCGGTCCCCCACTATAGATGGGTCAGCCGAAAGAGGCGCATCATACACAGGCGACCGCATCCCCACGAAGTTTGCTTTCTGTAGCAGGTGCAGGAATTTCTCCAGTGTGGAATGATCCGATGAATTGATCCGATCTTCCAATAGCAGCCTGTCTATATATGTCTCGTCTACTACTTTCCCCTGATACTCCATCCCTCCACCGATAGGCTTGGGCACCACGCGGAGACGCTTGGATAATTCAGATGTGCCCATGTCGATTGGCTCTCTCTTGATCTTTTTAATCATACCACATGTCTCCGTTATATGGCTCGATTTCTGGCTGTATCCCCGTCATGTAGCAATGATGGACATTATCCCAAAGCAGCGATACTTCTCCCTCCTTGCCAAGCCAGTGCCATCGCGTCTTCCAGTTGATGATCCTGACAACGCCGGGAAGATTGCGCTCCCTGTGTACGGTGAGGCCGAAATCAGCCTTGGAATACCATGAACCGGAACCGGAAATCGAATAGCCTCTTGGTGGTGGATAGTTCCCCTCACTGTCAGACACAAGCTTTGTAGGATGAGCAATGAACCATATATGCAGGTCGTATGCTTGGGCCAGCAACCTGATCCGTGTCAGCACATCGTCAATCCACTGCGTCTCGCTCTCCGCAGACTTGGGACGCTGTATGTAGTTGTACGGGTCGATGACCGCTCCTCTTACACCCCACCTGAATACTGCCGTCTTGATCCTTTCTATGATGCTTTCAATGTCTGCCTTTGCGCCGTCTTCCTGTTGCATGAATTTGAAGTGCCGGTGAATGAAGGGTAATGCGCCTTCAAGTTCATCTTCTTCCATTACGGGGCCGGGAAGATCGCTCTGGAAAAAATGCTTACCGACAAGCATTTCGGAAAGCTTCGCAATATGGACGTGAATTGGATTTTCAAAGGAGCAGACTGCAAATGTACTGCCATGGAGACGGGCGGCATTGAGCATAAGCTGATCGACAAATGTCGATTTGCCGTTGGCCGGTATCCCGGTAACTACCGTGAGCATACCTTTCTCAATCGAGTAATATTCATCAAGGTCGGAAATACCTGTCTTGACACGCTCACCATATCCATTGGTGAACAGTTCGCGGACTTGCGGGAAGAATGTTTCTGCTTCGTAAAGTCCAGCCACAGGCCAAGGTTTTGCTGTATCAACACAGGCTTTAAGAACCTCTCCACCGTGTCGTAATAGTGTATCGTTGGCATCCTTGCAGCCATCTGGGTACTCCACTTTCCAGCACTTGTGCCTGCCTATGCGGCGGGCCAGTTCATCAGCAAGCTTCTCACCGGGGGCGTCGTTGTCGGTTGCTATGTAAACCTTCTTCGCCTTGTCGATTATATCCTTGGCAGACCAGAGGAAGCCAAACACAGTTTGGTCATCGCCCTCCTTGTTGTTTGCCGTAAAGGAGGATGCGCCGTTCGGGACACTGGTGGCATTCAGGACGCCTGCCTCTCCCATTGCAAGCATATCCGGCTCGCCCTCGCATATGGTGAGGGACGCTTCCTCCTCCATGTCAACGCAGTGAAGCCCGCACAGGGTCGTGAGCGGCCTGTCACACACATTGGCCTTGTCTTCGACCGACCTGACCTTGTGACCGACAACCCTGTCATTGTCGATGTAAGGGAAAGCAACTGCCGCCGTGTTTCTCTTGATGGCCGGGAAGAATGCCTGTGCCGCCACAACCTTGAATGTCTTGGCCGTAGCCTCACTGATCCCCCGCTTCTTGAGCCAGTCAAGAGCGAAGGTATCGAGCGTATGGCTTATGTGTTTGACGGCTCCCGTTGTGCGCTGCACCATTGGCGCGGGACGCTCTGCCTTCTTCTCCTCGAACAGGACAACCCCCTTCTCTCCGCAGTCACCATGCCAGCAGATGTAAATGGCACGGTTATCCTTGACCTCAACAGACAGGCAGCGTTCGTGCTTCTTTACTCTTGTGTGCGAACAGAACGGGCAAAGCCGTCTGTAGTGACCAATGGGCCTGCCAATAGCCCAATGTTTTATATCTTCCTGTGCGGATGATAGCATCTTTTTTCCCACTTGATAGAAGGTGAGGGTAACAAAAGAATGAGGAATTTCAAGCAATAAAAAGCCCCATGGACCTTAATCCATGGGGCTGGCGATGAGCGCGGTTGGGTGCCATCACTGCGCTCGAAGCAGTAAGGAGTGGGATGCCTTACACTTCCAAGGTATCCATTTTTGTTTTCAAGTCAACATGCAACTTGGTCAACTCAGTGAATTTTTTATCCAATGCTTCAACTTTTGCGGTCAAGGCATTGTAATCACTATCGATTTGCTTGTAGAGCAACTGCACGGCGCTAAACTCTTTTTCATAGTTTTCACGCAGCGTCTGGAAAGCGGCGATCTGCTCCCGAAGCGCACCTTCATTCACATTCGGGCCGAAAATTCCGGTATCTTCACGGACCTTTTCCACCCATGGAACAGGGACGCCAAGGTCTTTGGCAACCTTTTCATCTGACCAGTCGGCAGTGTAGGATTTTTCATCCCCATACACTTCGTTCAGCTTGGCCAGAATGACACGCCAATCGCTGCGCGGAGGCTCTGAAACATTTTCAGCAACAGTTCCAACTGTAGTCACTTTCATTTGTTCCATACCGATTTCCTTGGCGAGTGCCGGTAAGATCGGTTTCTTGATTGGCTCCGGCTGGCGCTCGATCTTCCCGTTGGAAGCCAGCTTGTCAGCATGTTCTGGACATAGATCGGCGCGAGGACCGCCACCGATTATCCACCCCTTGTTACGGAACCAGTTTGCTGCATGGCTTGGATTAACCGATCCACCAGCACGGATGAACTTTTCCGTCCTGTTACATTTGCTGCAATGCACCATCACACCGACTGAAAAAGCACGGTGCGTGGTATCCCATTCTTTAACTGGAGTGAACTGGCGATCAGGCACTTTCTTTCCCTTTCCTTTTTGAGCAGGTCTACCTGATGGGGTCTTTCTGAAACGGAGATGATACTCAAGCCGTTTCTGTGGCACCCCAAGTTTCTTGGCGAGGTCATGGTATGCAATGCTTGGGTCAGCATCGATGATAGACAAGGCCTGCCCAAGCCAGTGCGGGTCTTTCAGGTTTGGTTGAGGACGCGCCAGCTTTATGAATGAGCGTATCCATGATTCAGATTTGCCGACTTCATCGGCAATCTTATCAACCCGAACTTTCTGGTCGTACAGTTTAAGGGCTTTATCGCCCCATTCCGGTACATCAATCCGGCTTATGTCCATTGTCCTTCCTTTCGTCTTCTCTCTTGAGGTAGTCAAAGAGCGGGATAATTTTCCCTGTCTTTTCCATGTACGCTGACACAAGCGTTGCCACGGCGTCGGAGGGAATGGTGTCACGCTCCATCCATTTCCCGATTGTCTTTGGCTTGACGGTGCTGCCTGACTGTTCAAGGAGGCGGTGGACCGTTTCAACAATTCCACGATACGTGTAATCCGGCTCATCTTCCGTCTTGCTCACTATTTCTTTCAACAAAGCCCTGACGTCGAACGATACGCTGTACTTTGAGTGTGTTCCCAATTCGCTCATGTTTTACTCCTTGAAGCGACCCCCTGTAGTGAACCTACAGGGAGTCGTCTTTTAATTCAAGGGGTTAACCGAAGTGATCTTCAAGGCCGTCTTCAATAGCCTTTTTGGATGCTGCCTTGACGACTGGCTCGATAGCTTTTGCAAGAGCCTCTGAAAGAGGATCAATCTGCTTTCGGCCTTCCGAAGCACGTTCGAGAAGTTCCAGATGGTTCTTCATGCTTTGGGCAGACATGGCAATGTCGTCGCCGGTTATCTTGTCATGACCATTGAAGAGCATGGCAAGCTTCGATTTCTTGACAACCTCCGCAATATTGGCGGGGATTGTGCCGGATAGCATTTCGATAGGCTTGGAAAGATCGGTGTCTTTCTCAAGTGCATCTCCAGCATAGAACTCGATGAGGCGGGCCACGGTGTCACCCTCCGGTGGACGAAGCGATATGATTGTATCGAGGCGACCGGGACGCAGCATTGCCTTGTCAATCTTGCTGGCGAAGTTGGTCGTCAGGATCGTCATGATTTCGGCATTCTTGCCGACAACCCCATCGATTTCATTGATAAGATCGTTGGCACCCTGATTGCGATCCTCGACAACCGAATCAATATCTTCGGTAAAGACGACGCAAGGCTGATACATGGCGGCGAAGCGAAGGGCAAACTTGAGAGCCTGCGCCTTCTTCACAAGGATGAAGGTCCAAGCATACTCGTTGGCAACCCTTGCAATAGCCTTGGCCGTCAGCGTCTTGCCGGTTCCATACGGGCCTTCAAGAAGGATGCCACGCTTCAACGGAATGTTCTGGGCACGGCAAGCCGCCGTATAGATAAGCGGTGCCATGACGGAAACATTGATGGTGTCTTCCGTTTCCTTGTTGTGGATCGGCACTTCATGCCCTGCGGAAGGATCGAAGAACTCAAGGGGATCATCGAAGTCAACGCCGGTTTCAGTCTGGTCAGATTCAAGGATGATGGACCTGCCAGCATATATCGATTCAGCTTTCTGGATACGAACGGCTTCCTTGATAATATCCATGACAATCTTCTTGTCCTTGGCCTTGATCTTCCCGACAATGGCAAGGGTCGGGATGCCACGGGTTTCGGTTTGTATTGTCTGGATGGTGCCGTCGATATTCGGAAGGGAGAAGGAACCATACGGAACCTGAATGAAATCATTGACATGCGGGCCAGGTTTTACATGGACGAAACGCGGTGGTGTCTCCCCAAATAAACCGGGGGTCGGCTTCGCTTGGGAATATCCGTAGATGTTCTTGAGTGCCTTTGCAAAACAGACAAGTCCATCGAAAAAATGGCAGGGGATTTCCTCCGCTACCTGATAGACAGTCTCCTCCGCCTTCTTGATACGGGTCAGTGTCTTGATACCAGCATCGATAGACATGCGGTTTGGATCGTCCGGCAGGATGATCTTTGTCCCGGCATGTTCTACTTCAAGATCAACGCTATCCCAAACGTTGTCTGCCTTGTCTTCTTTCTTCTTGGCATCCGACATAGTAATTCCTTCCTTGTTTATGTCGATTAAAAAGGTCCCCCTCTCCACATGTCTCAGGACGGCTTTGCAGAGAGGGGGCAGTCGAAGGATGGTTCGGGGGGAAGAACACCATCCTTCAAGATAACGGGAAAAGAACCAAACCCGTTACCTATTCTTCAAAGGGGACGTAAGCATAGCTTTCGACCCAGAAGCATGTGTAGCCATCGTCGGCCCACAACATGACACGCATATCGAGGCGGCGACCGTAGCCATTGGATGACACTTCAGAAATATCTGCGGCTGTAAATGTGGGGCTGACGCCGCCTACAGTCTCGACAACGATATGGGGAATGCCAGCATACTTCGCACCCATGCCTTCACGTGGGGTTACAAAGTCTCCTACTTCGAAGGCCGGTCCCTGATGAATGGCATCATCATAGATTTTGGCAAGTTCAGTAAGCACTGCCTTCTGGCCTTCGATGGATGGTGCCGGTTTACGAGGGCGACCTTCCCGTTTTGCTTGGACCATTGCACCCTGCAACAGTTCACCAAGAGATATCCCATCACCTGACATGGCGTGTCCTTTCTTTTGTTTGAGGCGACCGATTGTCGATGCAACATCGCACACCGACCCGCTGTCGTCAAGCCACGCCAACTCTTATTCACTGTTGTTCAGGTTTGGATTTTCCGCGCTGGAATTTGTGGATTGTCTCCAGCGTTGTGTAGACGGTTTCGCACTTGAAACATTTTCTGCGCCGCCGAATGCCCTTCTTTGAAAACCGTGTTTCAGCCACCGTCGATCCGGTGCATGAGCAGTTCGGGCATTCAATCCCTGAATTGTGAGGAGCACTCATTTGTCTGGCCTGTGTTCGGAACAGTACCATTTTGTTGTGCCGGATTGGGATGGGAATTTCCCCGGTTCACCGTATCCAAACGGGGCAAGGTTCCAGCAGTCCTCGCAATGATGATTGTATATGTCCGTTCGAGCGGCCACTCTGGCCGGAATAATCCCTCTTTTTTTCAGTTCCTTTTCTTTCCAGAGCCGTTCCTTTTCCTTCCGTTCGGCTTCGTACCGGAACAATGTCTGAATATATTTAGTGTTTTCAATGCTTTGCGGGTTTTCCCTAATGTATTGCTTTTGCTTTGCAGGCATACCACGGTATGTTTTTATGTAGGCTTCGACATGTTGCTTGGTAACCTCCGTCATGATTACTCCTTTCCTTAAAATCCCGAAGAAGCATTAAGAACCTTAAACATGTTAACCTGTAATATTTGTTTTTGGAAACAGCAGGAAATAAGACACAGAAACCCATAGGCCGGGGAACAATCCGGCAGGGTCCTGCGTCTTACCTCTACTCCTTTGTTTTCGGAGCCACAGCGAGGTTTCATCGACACATCCCCGGTACACCATATGACGGTGCATGGCCACTCCGGTTCATGGCAAGTTTCTATTGGCTGTGGTGCCTCAACAGGCGGGGTTCTTGCTCCCCTGACACTTGCCTGTCCCATCCCCTCCTTATGGCGGGGGAACCTTGCGTCGATCCCATCCTGTGTCTTGACCTGATAGCCGGACCCATCGACACCCGCTGCTCTGCCTATGAGTGAACCCATGCTCTGGCGTTGCAAACCATCAGGTATTTTTGGGTGGTGGGTTCCACATATCCAGTACCCAACTCTGGATCAGGACCCGAAAAGAAAATGATTTGGAAAATAAATCAAGAGGTTTTTTATGCTGCACTGCAACAATTTTTATGTGCCCTGCAATATGATGTCCCGTAGCTGCCGTCCGTATTTACGACATAGTGTGTCAGAAAGGTTCAGGAGGTTCACCATCTGCTCTTTCACATCGGCAGAGGGGAGGCAGGCAAAGTCGCAAACGGTTTCGAAATCCTCTGTGGATAACCACAGTGCTACCTGCTTTCTTTGATTTTTGGACCCGCAATATATATCCCGTATCGCCTGACCAACCACTGACCGCCACATTATTTCTTCGCTTGTCAGTTCATTCGTATCCGCTACGGCGCGGTTCAACGTGGATGATTGCTCTTGGCTTTTCTTTATCGAGTCCCCACTCCACAAGCTTGGATCGAACCTGACGGTCGTTTCTATAGATGCGCCCTTGCATACAATCGAGGATGATGGATTCATCAAGGTCTGGGCGTCGGCTTGCGTAGTAAATTTTGATGTGGACATGGACGTCTTCCTCAAACATTGGGTCCAACACTGGACACTGGCGAGAGAAATCCTCCACATACTGGAGCGCACTTTTCGACTTGATGAAGAGAGGCTTCCCTTTGATCTGCACCAGTCGGCGGCTGTTTGCCTTGGACTGCGGCTGACCATGCACTGTGAAATCAATCGGCTTCGTTCTGCCTTCTTTTTGCTTCACAGCGACACCATGTCGTTGACATTCACTCCAGATTGCGCAACTATATAACTGATTCGGTGCCATCCACCAAGGAAAAATTAATCCCGTCAGTGGGTTGGCTCATTTGCTTGAGGTGCAGCTTGAAGTATACAAACAAATTTGGCATCCCCGAAACCATTGTCCGGGCGGTTCGCAAGAAGAACGCGGAGTATGATCGTGGTCCGGCACACCGCTCGGTGACACAATTAATTACGCCCCCGCGTGTGGACCTTCTACGCAAGAGATATTTTGGCGAGATGGAAAAGGACGTGTCCGAAGAGTGGTGGGCACTGTTCGGCACGGCGGTCCACCATATCCTTGAGTCCGGTGCCGAAGACCATGAAGTGGTTGAAGAACGTTTGTATGCTGATGTGGATGGCTGGACGATTTCCGGTATGCTTGACTGCCAATCCGTTATGCACGAAGGTCACATCGACATTATCGACTACAAGGTCACCTCCGCCTACGGCATCGTAAAGGAGGGCGGCGTCAAGCCGGAGTGGGAACAACAGTTGAATTTGCAGGCATACCTTGTCGAGAAAACCAAGAAAGTCCCGGTTCGCAACATCTCAATTCTTGCTATCGTTAGGGATTGGCAGGGAGTGCAGGCTCAAACCAATCCCAATTATCCGCCTGCGCCCATTTCACTTTATCCTGCGACCCTCTGGCCTTATAGTGAGCGGGAAGCATATGCTCTGGAACGAGTACGCCTCCACAGACAGGCAGAAATGAACATCGAATTGGGTATGCCGATCCCTGAATGCACTTCGTATGACCGGTGGGAGAAGGATAAGCGTTGGGCAGTTGTAAAGGAGGGACGCAAACGGGCAGTCAAGGTATTCGAAGATGAGGTGGCAGCGGCCAAAATGGCCGCTGAAGATGACTCCTACAGTGTGGAAGTTAGAGGCGGGGAATGCACCCGTTGCAAAGGGAATTACTGTGGGGTAGCAAATTGGTGCGAACAATGGGCAGGTATCAATGGACGACTTCAAGGATTACCCGCAGTCGATAAAGGAAGCGACGGCGACGACAACGGATCAATGGACGCCGCGTGACGCGCTGATTAATCTGTTACGCGAAATAGATAGTGGGGAAAGAGACATTGAAACGCTACTGGTAGCGTATTATGATAAGCCGGATGGCAAGGATGAAAATGGTGGCGGTGCTTTCGGTTTCAGGTGTGCCACCCACGATACAAGACTGGCAGTCTCTTTGGCATACAGGGTTATACAAGTTTACAGTGGAGAAATCTGATGGGTGATGAATCGAAATTTGGCAATGCAATTGAACAGCTTACGAAGGTTCGTGAACAATCTGGTGTAGAAGTCGGCGGTAAGCTGTATTCAATGGTTAAGGACAGGATCGAACTGTTTCGCCGCACGTTCGGGTCTGACTTTGGTATTCGCACTTCCGTTGATTGGTCGAATGGTTTGGAAGGAGGGGCGACGGTTATTGGCATTGCACAGATAATTGACCGGCAGGGTAATGTATTGGCTTCAGGACATTCCATGGAAAGGGTTAATCCGGGTAATGATGTGTCATGGAATGCGCCGGTCGAGGCAGTTGAAACGAAAGCAATAGGCAGGGCACTCGCATGTTTCGGATTTCACGGTGGCGAGTATGCTTCAGACGCAGAGATGATACCGGTTAATGAGCGTCGTCGGGACGCTGCACCGCAGCGCGGAAATGGTCGTGATGTTGATGGTCCTCGTATCCCGATTGGTCAGAAAAAGGCCCCGCCTGAAGTGGTAGTTGGTGATGATATGTTCGTCCCACACGATTATCAAAGCTATTGGGACGACCCTGAAGGTAACGACGCGATGATAAAGGAAAGCCTCAAGGGCATTGGGAATGGAAAGGATTTGGCCAAGTATTGGTCTGCCCTTGAGGGCTTCAGGGATATGCTGAAGAGAGAGAACCGGCCTGCTTACGAAAAGCTTGCGTCGGAATTTGTTGATAGGAACGCTATGCTTGGAGGCGATGATGCGTAATGGTAATGACTACAGGAATATCAATAGCGGTGCGCTATTCGGTAACAAGAAGACCAGCCCCAAATCGGCTGACATGGTTGGAAGGATAACGATTGCGGAAGACGTTCTGCAATACATCCTTGACGAAGTAAACAACGGCGCGAATGAAGTAACGATTGATGTTTCTTCTTGGAGAAACGTCGCGCAGTCGGGACAGAACTATTACAAGATACGCTGCTATGTCCCCCGGCCACAGGAAGACCGCCCAAGTTATAACCAAGGTTATAATCGCGGCAATGCTGCACCGCAGCAAAGACGTGCTGCACCGCAACAGGGATATGGTGCACCGCAGCAAAGGTACAGCCGTCCCCAACAGCAGGAGTTCCCCGGCGACAACCAGCGCCGTGGCTTCAATCAGCCGGATGACATTCCGTTCGACGATGAAATACCGTTTGGTGACTGATGCTTGAGAAAGGGCCTTTCCGGCTACGATCCCCAAAGTACCTTGTCCATATCAGAGGCAGGCCGTGCCTACATTGCGGACAACCCGGAGAGGCCCATCATCTTACCCATGCTCAACCAAGGGCGATGGGCAGGAAGACAGGGGATCAGTATTGCGTACCCCTGTGCCACAAGCACCATATGGAACTGCACGAAAGCCCCATGCCGGAATCGACGTGGTGGGCACTGCTCGGGATAGACCCTATCAAGTGGGCAGAAAACACATATGAGGAATGGATCAATGACAACGATCTACATGCCACCGATACCTGAAGGCGGTATCGTCCCGTATACAAGCACCACAAGTTTCCCGAACACAGCGGTGATCGCTCCCACCAAGCCGGTGTACAGGAAGAAACAATCCGCTTGGTTCAAGGCAATGCGTAAGCTGTACGGGAAAACACAAACCATCGAGGAGACGGAAAAATTCTACAGGTCCGTCGATATAGCTGACGTGATCGATGTTCTTGGTAACATGCGTCTCTTCTACGGCGGTGTGCCGAAGAAGTATGTTGCGCTTCTCCTTGAGGGCACCACGAAGAATGTCAAGCGGGACAAGCTTGGCTGCTTCATGCTGAAGGGTACAGGCCTGATGTACAAGCGGCCATGCATTGTCGGCAAGACCGCAGCATCTTTCAACACATCCCTGACAGGTATTCTTCTGCTTGAGCATTGGGCAAGGAAGAACAGGCGGTTCAGGAAATTCTTCGAAGCCTACAAGAACAACAAGAAGGTCAGCCAGATCAAATCGGAATGCGTTGATTTCGAAATGGGTGTTCTTCCTGCTGTGTTTACAGAGGCAATCAAGAAGCACGAAGAGAAGCTGGAGATTGTCAAGAAGAGAAACAGTGATGAACTGGCTCGTCTTCAGGCAATGCAGCAAGCGTCAGCCATGTACCAACAGGCCCGCAGCCTGCTTTGGGGAAGTTCAAACACAACAACAACCAGCAACACGCTTCTTGGTGGCATCTTGGGAGGCACCGTATGACAGACATCAGGGAAATGGCGACGAAGTTCGAGGCCAAGAAGATTGCTCTTGTCCATGACAAGAACGGTCATGTGCTGCGTCTTGCCATTCACTTCGAAGATACGCCAGACTCCCTGTTTCATGATCCCCTCGGCCAGCGTTACGTCGTGGCACTGGTCAGGGTGGATGATGATGAGTCCCCAATAGAAAGCAAAGCTGACCATGACGCCTTGAGGGCAGTCAAAATGGCCGCGATGCTGTGTTCTGACAAGAAGTTCCAAGGATGGCTCTGCACCACAGGCCTTGCTGACGGGTGGTCAGAAGAGGAAGCGGCTATTGCGGTTCGGGCATTTTGCGGCGTAGGATCGCGGTCGGAATTGAAATCGAACAAAGTCGCAAGGGATAAGCTGTTCAAATTGCGGGATGATTTTCTCGCCAGCATGACACGAAGATGAACTTTTACGTAACGCAACTTAGGGAACCAAGTACGGGAAACTGGTGTGTGCCGGGACCGAATAGAGATATTTATAGGGAGCCGTACAAAGAAAGAAATGTAAGCTTCAAAGCGCGGTCTGGACAGATTATCGGTGTAATGTCGTGGGACAGGCCAGAGATAAGGAGATACAGAAGTGGGACTGCATATAGAAGAGGTGATCGACTTATACCAGAAAAGCCCTGAATGGGAGCGGCTATCAAGCCGCAGCCGGAAGATATATTCCGATGCACTGGCAAAGGTCATGTCCTTCATGGACAAGGAAATAACATCGATAACTCGTGTCGATGTGTTTGAAATCCTTGATGTCTATAAGAACAAAGCAGCAACAACCCGAACAGTAATATCAGTTTTGCGTAACCTGTTCGACTTTGCTTGCAGCAGGGGTTACGCCAACCAGAACCCTGCCCTTGGATTGCGTAACATGAGGCAGTCCAAACCCATCCCACGCTGGCCGATGAACGAGGTCGAGGCATTCTTGGAGAAGTCTCCGCCTCATCTGCAACTCGTTGTCCTGATGGCTCTGTATACAGGGCAGCGCCGCTGCGACCTCATCAAGATACGTTGGGAAGATTACGATGGCGGAACCATCAAGGTAACGCAGAGAAAGACCGGGAAGCATCTGGTGATCCCGTTGCATCCACGGCTGAAGGCAGCAATAGACAGCACCAAGCGGAGGGAGCCGGTGATTTTGACCAATGCTTATGGCAGTCCATGGTCGGAGTCGTCCGTCTCTGCGGCTGTCAGGAAACAGGCCCGCGTCCTTGGCCTCAAGAATACTTCAATTCATGGCTTGCGGAAATCGACCGCCTCGCATTTGGCCGAGGCCGGTGCTACCGTCCACCAGATCGCCGCCGTGACCGGCCAATCCCTCAAGGAAGTGGAGCGGTATACACGGCAGGCAGACCAGAGAACAATGGCACAACAGGCAATGGAGATGTGGAAATGACAACCCCACTGGTTCCGAAGAAGAAGGCAGGCAAGTGGCCGACCCCAAGCCGCACTAATACGGATAGGCAGCAATACGATCATCCGAGTGAGGCCGAAAAGAAGGAAAGGAAAAAGAGGATAACATTGCCGAAAGTGTCCATTCTTGATGACAAGGACGACAAGTAAAGGAGACGTGAAAATGACAGCCCGTAAAAGTGCGGCGTCGTATGTAAGGGAAATCAATAGCCTGACTTCGAAGCTTGAGATTTCTGAAAACAAGTGCAGTGATCTTATGGCAGACAAAGTTACCATGCGGAAAGAGATAGACCACTGGAGAAACTTGCACACAAAGGTGGAAGCTGATAACTGGAAACTCAGGCGAGAAAAGCACCAAAAGGAGGAAGATCAGGAAAGAAAGATAAATGAACTTTCTCAGGAGATATTGAGAAGGAACAGGACAATAACTAACCTTGAAGCCGAAGTTGCCAAGGGTGTTGAATCAATGCATTCAATGGCGGCTGCAATGGGGTGGATGACAAACAGGAGAAGAGAATGAAATACAAGATCGAACACAACGTTCCAGTTCCACCGGGACGTGGCTTGTGGTCAAGCTTTGTTTCCGAGATGACGCCGGGAGATTCCGTCCTTGTCGATACGAGGAAAGAGGCAGCGGCTTTTTCGTATGCCTTGCGTCGTAGCGGTCACAGGCCAGCCATTCGCAAGGAGAATGGCAAGTACCGTGTGTGGCACTTGGGCAAGCTTTCCAAACGCAACAAGTAATGAGGCGGGCTTGTCCCGCCTCCCCTCTCGTGAGGGCTGGTTTCCAAGCGTCGGTATGCTGTTAACAATTCATATCAACCAAGAAGCCAGTCCTCTCAAGAAGGGAGATTGTCATGAGACTGTTCGCTGACATTACAGGGATGCTCGTCATTGCGGGCATTGTCTATTTCGGTCTTTTGTTCCTGTTCAGGAATGTCAGGATCAAGGGAATTAATGAAACCAAGGAAGGAGAAGACGATGAGTCCTAAAGGAGTAGCAGGTACAATTGTCGGGGTGTTCATTACCCTGATTGTGGTAAGCGGTATTTTCGGATCGTTCTATACAGTGGATCAGGGGCAGCGGGGTGTCATCCTGTTTAACGGAGCGGTGAAGGGAACGGCTGGTCCCGGCCTGCATTGGAAGATGCCCTTTGTCGAGGATATTATCTACATCGATGTAACCCAACAGTCCCGCATCTATGATGATGTTGCATCCTATAGCCGGGATCAGCAGACCGCACATATGAAAATGTCTGTAAACTACCGTGTGCCACCGGATCAGGTGGATGTGGTATATGCCAACTTTCGTGACAATGAAGGATTGGCAACCCGCCTTCTTGACCGCCGCGTCTATGAACAGGCCAAGAATGTCTTTGGGCAGTTCAATGCGGCTACCGCAATTCAGGATCGGGCAAGGCTTAATCTTGAGGTTCAGAAAGCGTTACAGGATGCTGTCAAAGGGCCGATCCTTATTGACTCCGTGCAGATCGAGAACATCGATTTCTCTGATGCCTACGAAAAATCCATCGAGGACAGAATGTTGGCAGAGGTCGAGGTTCAAAAGCTTAAACAGAATGCGGAGCGTGAAAAGGTTCAGGCACAGATAACTGTGACCAAGGCCAACGCTGCTGCCGATGCGGTTCGTGCCGATGCACAAGCCCAAGCTGATGCAACCCGCCTTAAAGGTGAGGCGGAAGCGGATGCCATTCGTGCCAAGGGCAAGGCGTTGCACGACAATCCTGAACTGGTTAACCTCATTCAGGCAGAGAAGTGGAACGGCACCTTGCCAACCACCATGATCCCCGGATCGGCAGTCCCATTCCTTAACGTTCAACCAAACCAGTAAAGGCGGGGAGGAACCCTTGGAGACAATAGAGATAGCAGAAGCCAGCACTCCCGATGGCGGACTGAAGGCAACTTCGTCGGGCGTGAGATACACTGTTTGGTATCAGGGTGAAATACTTCTCAAGTCTTCAAGGGTTCCGTTTTGCGATGCCGCAAGGGCACTGCTTGCCATGGGGAAAACGGGATCGTTGCAGGTCAAGCGGAGAGGCAGTGACCGCATAGAGGCACGATCCAATATCGAATCCCTTGCAAAGCTTTCTGTAAAAGATGGCGGTGGAGCATCGCCACACTTCAGGGAATACAAGGAATTTGGCAATGGCGAAGATCACACTTAACATTGACTACGGGTCAAGGGCTTTGACCGTTACTCTTTATGAGAGGGATCAGTATGGATACGAACACATACAGTCACACGACCATGTGTTTTTTCATGATCTTGTCGATGCCATGAAAGATGACCTTCCTCCCCCATATGAATTTCACAGGCACCCAAAATGACAAGGAAAGAATACGGAGAATGGAGAGATGCTCTTGCGCAAGCTGTTGCGTCTGAATGCATCCTCGGGTCCCTGCAAAACAAGGATATGGAAGAGATAATTGCAGCGGCCATTTTGGCCGCTCGTCCGTTCGCGGAGCGGTACATTGTTCTTGAGAAGGAGAACAGCCATGAATGCCGATAGCGAAGGAAAGAAGGCGCTGGAAATAGCACTAAACCTTTCACAACATGTAAACCACATATCTGTCAGCCAAAAGGCCCGCAAATACGTTGCCGATCTGGAAGCCGAGCGTGACAGGCTGTTGGATCAGCAAGAGCGGTTGATGGAAGTTTTGTGGCAACTGCTTGACGATATGGGCGATGATGGTCTGTGCGTCTGCAAGGCGGCAAAAGATGACGCAAATGCTGCTTATGATGAGATAGCCAGCACACTAAAGGACACACAGCCATGAAGGACAATAGACAGCATGACCTCTTTGAAAAAGCCGAATGCCAAAATAGTGGCGGTGTTGCAAGCACTGGCCATGCTGCAAGAACTTTGCGAGACGCAGGGATGCTCCGTGTTCTTGAGAAGTCCGGGGATTGGAAAGAACAAGCCTCTCTTTTTGTGTCAACCTTGGGGGATTTCAAAGGAACCGCAGAAGATTTAAGGTTAATAATGAGGGAAAAGATAGGTGATCCTCATCATCATAACGCTTGGGGTGGTATGATAAACGGTGCTGTTCGGCAAGGGTACTTGATAAAAGTGGACATGGGCCAGATGAAAACACCAAAAAGCCACGCCCGCAGCACACCAGTGTATGTTTCAAGGAGTACGTGGAATAGGAATTATAATAATTAAATCAAGGAGTTAACAATGTCTGATAATGTAATCAGCATAGCTGACAAACTGAAAAAGGACACCGGAACGCAATGGGTTTTCTCCATGGCGTTCAGCAAGGACGGGGATGGGTGGACTTCTGAAATACTGGAAGTGAACAAGGATTCATTGCCGGACAAGGAACCGGCTGAAGCAATCCGGTATTTCTCCGAAGGCTTGGATGAGATGGCCTTCACGCTCCGCTACAGGGCAGAGCAGATACTGGAGAGCGAACGTGGCGCTATCGTTGCCAGCATCCATGTCTACTACAATGGGGATGTTGATTTGAGGCTGGACAAGAAACGCCTCAATACGGAATACAAAAAAGAATGGCTCAATGAACGGATCGACAAGGCCAAGGATGAAGTATTGAAGTTGGAGGAATAATCATTCTTCCGTCTTGCCTGTCTTCAGCCATGCCTCGTCTTCATCGATGGAGTGAAATTCCCTTGGTGAATCATTGTGTTCGAACTTGAACCTGTACCTGATGTATGCTGCGCTGGCACTGTTTATGAAATCATCGGCTGCAAGAATAAGGGCACGGTTGATATTGCCTCCATTCTTCAGCCATATGTTAATCAAGTCTCTGCGTGTCATGGTATTACAATCTCTATGTTGCCGCGTGAACCCTTGTCATGGTGATAGATAAATGCCCGCATGGAGCGGCCCCCGAGATAACCATGATGTGCATGGTATGCATCCTTCTCCGTCGTAGCCCTATGCTGAAACACCTGCACCCCGCCTTCTTCCAATTCTACCCTGTGATGCAGGTGCCCTGTGTGGAAGTGTCTGGTGGTGGTGACCGCCCAATCTTCCTTGCACCTGTTAGCCATTATCATCGGAAGCTGCGCTAACTTCGTCTTGTCCCCGTGGACCCCGCCAATCAGGTTCACGCCGAACCTTTTGAAGTAGAATGGATCGGGGGACAGATCGACCTGAACCCTTTCGGTATTTCTCCAGTAGGATCGGAGTGCCATCCTCAAGCCGACTGTGCTTGCCTCGTCATGGTTCCCCGGCTTGAACACCAGTTCAACTTCGTCATGCTTGGCAGCGACCCGCTCCGTGTTCTCCTGAACAAGATCGCATAGTGTCTCAAGGCACTTGGCGTAGCGTGTGTCACTGTCAAGCACATTGCCTGAACGCTGCGTGATCGGGAGGATGGTGTCCTGATTGAGGAGGTCGCCCAATCCAAGGACGATTGCTCTCTGCGATTTCGGTGCGGCATCGATGACTTCCCTGATGGTGTCGTTCATCACCGTTCGGGCTATGCCCAAGTCCCAATCGCCTTCGCCAGTCTCAAGACCCCAACTGTACAGGCCGATATGCCAGTCGGTCCAAATGTATACTGTCAGCTTGTCGTCTTCTGTCTTGGCAGGCTTCGACAGTCTTGGTGCCAGTGGAGTGAAATTCCTGAAAGATTCCTCGAATGTCTTTGCGAGGTTTTCTGGACTTCGCTCTTCGGTAGTCTTGATCCACTGCTGGATGATCCTGCCTTCGGCATCTACAAGTGTGGACTGGCCCTTTACCCTGTGGTTTTCTGGTGCCTCGTATGGGGTAGGTCGCTCTTGACGCTGCTGAACGAACTTCCGTACCAGATTTCCTTCGTCGTCATACACGGCTGTACTTTTATAGAGGACGAAGCCGGGAAGAACAGGTTCGGTTCCAAGCAGGCCGCGTTCTGCCGCTGCAAGAACGGCCCTGCGTATCGTGTTGTCAGAAACTCCTAGCGCACGACCCGCTGCGGACAGACTGCCGTGTTCGAGGTAAGCTTTGTATCTAGCCAAAGCCTCCTCGTCAGTAATAGCGTTAGCCATACTCCCACTCCAATCATCTTTGGGTATCCCTTCTGTCTCTTGTAAGTTTCTCTATCAGGTCAACGAGCCTGTCGAGTTGACGTTTGTTTTCATTAAGCGTGGATTCCATGCCGCTGATGCGGCTCTGCAATTCACTTATAACTTTCTGGTTATCGTCCCGCTTGGTTGAAAGCGAGGTCAACTGCATATCGAATTGCTTATGTTCCTTGTCACGGATGGTTATATCGTTGGAGACTTTCTCCTTGATGACGCCAATGTCGGCTGTGTTCTTGGCGATGCGGTCATTGACACCAAGGTAGAACCCGAACAGCGCGAACAGCATCCCGAGTACAGTGAGGATATTCCCTGCTGAAACAGTGCGATCAAACTTGACACCAGTCATCATGTCCCTCCCATTACTTCCAGACCAAGACCCACAAGCTGGTTCTGGCGCTCTTTAAGCATCAGAATTATACGGGATTTTTCCGCTTCGGGGATCGACTTGTTCCTTTGTATCGACTTGATTTGACGCGATATTTTGCGTCTTTCACTTTCAATTGAGTTCACTTGCTGAGTGAGCCTGTACTCAACCGGATGTTCAGCCATCACGTTAAGGTAATGCTGGCTGTCACCGCTCATCGCAGCCAGCCGGAGTTCCTGCCGCACTGCCATTACCTTGTCGCGCTTGGTGATGTACCTCTCAAGATCGTTACGAGAGGACATGTTGCCGATGTAGCGCCGGACCATGGGGACGTCGTTGGCCGAAATGTCTCCGGTCTTTACCCATTCCTGAACAATGTTCTGCGACATTGGAACGAACGGCATGAAATCCCACAGCCTTCTGACAAAAGTACCGGCACCACCCGTAGCGTAATCGACAAGATACTCGATGGAGTTCGGTGATACTTCTACCAGACCGGGGAGATAGGTTCCCTGTGAACCGGATAGTCTGCTCATCCAGTCAGCCACACTGATTGCCAGAGGGTTGGTGTTGTTCCAGTAAAGCTGGCTGTCCTTCACCTTCGGTCCATAGGCAGCCCCTTCAGGCGATATTGGTGCCCCCGTGAAGTTCTTTCCGTAGGTCAGGTCAACAATAGGATCGGCTATGGTCGGGGCAAGGAAGTTGATGAAGGCGTTGCCGCCTGTTCCCCATGGATTCAGGGCATCAAGATAAGAACCGGCGATGGTGTTGAATGTTTCTCCTGCATTGTATTTGCCACGAGCGGCACGGCTCATCGCCCTGCCTGAATTGTAGACGGCATTCATCAGGTAAGGGAGAGGAATCTTGATATAGCTTTTTCCGTTTGGATCGAAGATGTTGGGCAGGATAATGTTGTGTTCGAGAATCCAGTCCTTCATGTCATCGTATTCATCAGGCATGAGAGTGGACATGAGCAGGTCCTGCATCACGCCAGCAAGCATGATGGTTCCCCACATTCTCCGCATCTTCTTGGAGCGGATCAATGGATTGATAAGTGCCATCGATCCCTGCATGGATGCATTGAAGAAGAGATACATGGAGTTCCAGAAAGGCTTCTGGTTGCCGCCTGCATTGAAGTTGATGGTCAGTTCCTTGGCACCGTATGCGGCCCTGTCCATGGCTTCTTGGGGAGTGGCACCCATCTCGATGTAGGCATCCCGCATTGCCTTGTATGACGCCAGTCGTACTCCATTCTCAATGGCAAGGTTTATGTCCTCGACAAGCTGGCCGGTTGATCTGAACAGTTTCCTGCCGAAGTCCTTCATCTTGGACGGGTCTTCAGTGGCAAGCCGTTCGACCGTTTTCATCGTGTCATTTATGTCACGCAATCCCATGAAGGCTGACATGCCGCCACGGCGGCGGAACTCAAGGAAGGTATCGGTCCAAGAATCGGTGTAGCTGTTATCCCTCGTGTAACGGAAAATCGAGTAGAGGGAAGGCAGCGTGTCCTTGGCAACACGCCCTCGTATTCCCTCTATACCCTGCTCCGACAGGTTCAGCATTGCTGTCTGGAAGTCACGCGGGAAGTTGGAAAGCCAGAACTCCGGGTTGAACGAGGTGCTTAACTGGCCAAGGAAATGATTGACCTTCAAGAAGGTCTTCATCACAACACCGAGGCCTGCATTTCCGAGAGACGATTTGACTGTCAGGGCTTCCGCCACACGCGGATCGGAGAACTGGATGTATGTTTCCTTGATGTTTCCGTCTTCACCCATTTCCTTGACTGTCAGAATATCCTTGCGGTTCTGGAAGCCGAGGTCTGTCATCCTGCGGACGGAACCGGTCCTGCTGTCGAGACCCCACTTGACGGGGCGTGTCTCAATGATCTGTGCCGCACCCAAGGTGAGGTCTGGATTGTCACGGATGAACTGGAGGAATGACCGGCCAACCTCATTCTTCTTTGCCCTGATGATGGCTTCTTCATTCTGGAGGATGGCATTGGAAATGATATGTGAGGCAAGGCGGCGGCGACCCAATGCACTCATGTCTTCCTTGCCGCGTATCGAGTATCCCTTGCCGGTACGGGCAAAGATGTTGGCGTCTTCGTCTTCGTTGAAATGTTCCTCCAGCCAACCCTTCAGGGGCGCATAGTCCTGATAGTTGGCCCGTGTCTCTATCTGCGTGAAGTCAGGAGAAATTTGTCCGGCAACCCTGCGGGCATTGGTGTTGGCGATGAGCCTGCGGAACATTGAACGGATGGAGTTCTCGTTTCGAAGGTCGGTCAATTTGGCCGCAAGATCGGGACGTCCGAAGACATAGTTTAGGATAGCTTCGGCATGGTCATCGGACATGCCGGACCCTGCATTGTACTGGTCGGTACGAACATCAGCGACGCGCTCATTGCGAAGCCGCATTTCCGCGTTTCTCTCTTGCGCATGGAGGGCGTAGAGAATCAGTTCGGCCATGGCGAGGTTGCGTCCCTGTGCCCTCTCTCCTGTAGCCTCGTCAGTGATTTCTGCGTAGTTGTTGATGATGTCTTCTGCGCTCTGATTGAGAGCGGCCAGTTCGTTCAGCGTCTGGCTTGAGATGCCAAGAGAATGGATGCGGTCGATGAAGGGCGTGTACAGGTCCTTCTGCCTGTCCTGCAATTCGGCGTCGGTCTGTCCGGGGAACAGGCGCTCCTTCAGGAAAGTATCGTTGTCATTGGTAACGGTCCCGCCTTCCTTGCGCACCATGTCAATCAGTTCAGCCACACCAACCATGCGGTCCTGAAGGTTATAAATGCCGCTGTCCACGAGCCTGTCGAAGCGATGCTTGTATTTATCCGGCAGGATAGTGTTCAGTTTCTTCAGTGTTGGGGCGAGGTTGTTGTAAGTTGCTGCTTGGAGCATCTGTTCCCAACGCTCACGCGACATGTGGTCATTGACACGTTCACCGAGAGGGGCTGTTGCCGCCCATTGCGGATTGCTGCCATCAGGTGCCGGGACGGAAGACCAATCATAGCGTGGATCGAGTTTGCTCCATGATCCCCTGTTGTAGATTGACTTGGCCTGCCACTTCTCAAGAGGGATGAATGAATCTTCGCCGGGGCTTTCGATGGTGTTTTCGTAGACCCACCCGTCGTAACCGGCACGCTTCATGGCCTTGGTGAGTTCCGCTGCCTTGACTTCAGGGTTCCTGATGTTGGTCAGGAACATCCTTGTATTGTCACCGAATGCTCCGCCCGCCTGCGTGAATAGAATAAGATCGTCGAGCGTGTGGTTACGTCCATCATCCTCAATACGGAGCGGGTTCCTGATGGACATGAACATTGGATACAGACGGGCACCGTCAAACCAGTTGTCCGATTCGATGTTCATCAACGCATAACGAGTATCGTTGTCGAGCATCGTCCACCAGTCCTTCAGTTCATCTTCGTAGTTGTTTCCGTAAATGTCGTACTTCCGCCCGCTCTCTATTTCTGCCATCTCTTCAGGAGTGAAGACCCCCTCTTTTGTGGCTATGTGGTAGAGACGGTACTTGTCCTGCTCAAGGAAGTCGGCCATGCCAGCAAAGGCGAGGCGGTCATGGGCTGCTTGTATTGTGCCGAAGTGGGAGAAATGATTGAACTCTGGGAACTCGTGACGTTGCTGGCCGCGCACAAGTATCTTGCGAGTGGAGTGATACATCACCGCAGGCTCGCCATTCTGATCGACAACCTTCGAAAGACCGAACCAGTGCTTGAAGTTGCTGTCTTCTTTCAGACGAGCATGAAGGTTTTCCAGTGCCTTGGGTGAAGGCATGGCAGAGAAAACAGGGAAGGCTTCATGAAGGGCAGTTGTTTTCAACTCGTCCGTCATGTTCATCTGGAAGCGCGGAACGAGAGGATTATGGTTGGCATCCCCTTCGATGGGAATATCCATCTGCTGGCGCATGAGCAGATCAAATTCTGGAGCGGTTATGTCTGCTTTCTTGAGAGCATCGATAACCTGTTCCGTGGAGTATCTTTCATACCAAGTTCTAATCTGCGATAGCTGTTTGTCTCCCTCAAGGTATATATGCCTTTCATCTTCTGAAGAAGCAGTCTCTGCACCATGCTTGAATATGTCATTGAGGGTACTGCGACCTGCTTCATACTCATTCCACATGTATTGCCACATAGGCTGGCTTAAACCAGCAACATGGGCGGCATCGGAAATGTCTTGATACTTTATATCTTGGTAGGATTGTGTAGGTCTTTGATTTGAAAGGATATTTGCGGCGGCACGAAGCCTTACCTGCATGTCTTCATTGCGTGTGTTGTTCGCTGCTTCAGTGAAGAATGCAGGGTCGATAGGACCAAGTGCAGCCATATCCTGCGCTATGTTGTCATAGGTCAGGCCTTGCCCTTCGGTCGGATCGATGTACTGGATTTCAGCACCGTATTTCTTGAAGAACTTCTTGGCCCATGAACCGAGACGGCGCGTGTAGAAATCCATGATGCCGGAATATTCTTCGGCATATGGGTCAGGGTATCCTTCGGTAAGGGCTACACTTTCCTCGTTGCCATGCCACGCGACACCATCAAGGCCCTGTTCGGCTGCGTGTTGAACAAGCTTCTTGAATGCGAACTGATCCCACGTAGTCTTGAATGGTGCCTGTGGAATCTTGTAGGCCGATTCCAGATCATGACGCTGCATCTCAAGACGATTGATTTCCCTGTCAAGGGCATCGCGCTCGTTACGCAATCTGGAATAATCCGGGCCGGGGGTCTTGGCCGCAGCCCGCATCTCATTGTCTTTTACACTATACTGAGCGCGGACCTCATCGATCTTCTTGCGCAGCTTGTCTATGCGGGGCTGAACATCCTCGCCCTCATATCCATATCTCCTGCCACGCTGATGAACGTCGGACTGTATTTCTTCGATGAACAGGATTTTCTTGCCGTCGGCATAGTCACGAACCTTGGTGCGGGCAGAGACAACAATATTTCTCTTGCCGCCGAAATGCCCACTGACTGCAAAGCCATCCAAAAGTTGCGGGAGGGTAAAGACAAATTCCTTGTACTGATCGCCACCTTCTTGTGTGGTGCTTTCATGGAATGGTTCTCTTAATGCATCGAACTCAAGCTGGCGAAGTTCTTGTGCTTCATTAGCATATTTCTTGTTATTGTTTATTTGATCGTTGATCCAAGCTTCGAAGCTTAAATCATGGGCATTGGTATCTTCGTAGTATGCGGTCGAAAGATGTTCATCGAGAACAGCGTGCCGGTTATAATCTTCCGACGACATTCCACCGTATATTTTTTCTTGGGGGATGATAGCCAGCGAGTTGGCCCTGATGAATTTCTGGAGTTCTGCCTTGTCTACCTGCCCTCCGCCTTCTTCCTGAAGGGTTTCGAGCCACTGCTCAAGGCCAAGCCATTGGCGTTCCTCTGGCTTTATCTGCTGCTGGTTCTTGAGGAAACCAAGCCATTGCTTGGGCGTCATGGTTTCCTGCGGGACCCGCTCGATAGCCTTGTCTGTCTGAAGATAGAATGGCTTGATCGGAACCTGCGACCAGACTGGACCGAGCCTGTCTCTCATGGCAGCTTTCGATCCTGCTTCCCTCTGGCCAATCTGGCCGGACAGGATGTCCTGCATTGTCTTCAGTGCCAATGGGTTATTCTTCTCGACACCTACAAGACGCTTGATGAAATCAAATATCTTCTGAAGAATATTTCTATGTTGCTTGGTAAAGCTGTCAGGCTTCTCACGGTAAGCCCTTGTCATCTCCGCCACTGCTTCCTCATGGATATTGGCAGTAGGGTTCTGTGCATTCAGGGCTTGAGCGCGGTCCATCCAAGTGAACCGCTGGCCGGGGACTTTCTGGTTGGCAAGGGATTTCAGGGCCGACCATTCCTGTGGCGTGAACAGGCCAAGATCACGAAGCACATGAACTGCTTCATGCGTCATGGTTCCCATTGCCTCGTTGGGGTTGCCACGCGCTACAGCATCGGCAATCTGCACAAGATGAGAGAAGCCGTTCTGGGTCTTCTCGTCACGTATCTGGGCTGTCCTTCCTTCTGCCAAAGACTGTGCCGCTGGACCCGCAAGATTGGGAGTGATCTGAACTTTGACAGCGTGTTCACCAAGCAAAGTCTTGGCAAATTCGTTAATTGCATTCGATAGTTCCGCAGTATCGCCTTGACGTTTCTTCTGGAGTTCACCAAGGACTTTCTGGCGGATACCTTCATGTTCACCTGCACTTATGATCTGGTTGGTTTCAGGGGAGAACTTCGGATCGAACCCGCGAGCAGCCTCTATGGCCTGTTGCGGGGTATCATATGCATGGACAAGCTGCGTGGAGATTACTTCTCCGTTCTTCGCTCCGCCCTTGTGAGTGGTAACTGAATAAACACCATGTTTTTCTGACACATCCTTTGTTATCTCAAAGCCTTTCAGGCCTTGCTCATCCGCGAATTTCTGCGCTTCCTGTTCAGTGGAGAACCGCTTGGTGAGAGTGCGATCCTTTGTCTGTAGAAGGTAAGGTTCGGCCTGCGTATCTGGAACAGGACCCACCTTGTATTCCCGATTAACTTCATTCGAATTGATAGTGGCGTACTTGCCAGCTTTCTGGGCGTCCCCTCTTTCGAGGAGAGAGTTGAAGATGGCCAAGGCCTTTGCGTCGTTCTTGGCATTCTTCCGCCCCAGATTTGCCATGCGCCTTATCTTGTCAGGCGAGAATTTCTTTTCCCCGCGCACCGCTTCGAGAGCGCGGTTACGCTCTTCTTCAGTAAAGACTGTATTGTCGGTAAGGGGTATGGATTGCTTTCCCCATACGGCTTGGTCTACAGTCTGATCGCCACGGGGAGCCGGGAGTTGGGGTGCCTGTTCAAGCTTCTGCTTGATAAAGGCATCCTGCTCCTTCTTCATCATTTCATCGTAGAATTGCTGGTCAGTCTCGTCCGCAGTCTGGTACATCTGCTGCACCTTGCGGGCCTTGTCCTCAACGTTCTTGATTACATCGTTGATCCTGTTTTCTTCTCTCGTGTCGATAACATGGCCCACTGTACCGGCACCGACACCATAAACACCGCCAACAATCGCGGCCTGAACCGCAGCCTGAACGTATTGTGCTTTCGCTTCATCAGACGTCAGGCTTTCATCTGCCTGTGCCCTCTGGATAGCTTGCTGGATAACCTCCTCTATTGGTTCTGTGGTGGCACCGGCTGCTGAAGACAGGGCTACGCGGGTCAAAGCCTTGCGTACAGGACCACCGACAAGAGCCTTGGTTATTGCTGCCTGAAGGGGCTTTGCCATCGGGACCTTGCTGGCTACACCGGCAACAGCCAACTCTATAAGGTTGCCAGCAAATTCACTGGCCGTTGCAGGAGCGGCCCATCCCGCAGCTTTGCCCCAATCCTTGACCTGTCCATTGTTGACCTTCTGCTGCTCCTCTACATGCTGCCCAAGCATTGTGGGGTAAATGCCAGCAAGGCCACCGACAACCGAGCCAATAACTGCACCGGGAGGTCCACCAATGGCACCTCCGAGAGCGCCACCTCCGATCATTCCACCCCAACCGCCAGCCATTTGGGGGGCCTGTTGCGCCAGCAATCCGGCTACGTAGGGGGCACCTTTCTCACCGACAGTGTATTGACCTGCTTCCTGTGCCTGCTTGTTGGCCTGCTCAAGTGCCCAATCCTCCCAAGACTTGCTACCGAGAGCATGGGCTATTCCAGCACCTGTTTCATAGAGATTGGCTTGGTACTGATTAACGCCCTGCATGAGTCCGGCAATACCGGAGGAAATAACGCCGGGGCCTGTATCGGGGGAGGAAGATGGGAGAGTTTTGCCGGAAAGGTTGGCATCTATGCGAGCCTGTTCATCAGGCGTTGGGGCATCACCGGCAATGATAAAGTCTGCTGACGTCCCGTCTGGACGCCTATAGGTTACATATCCCATTACTTCCTTACATCAGTTGGAAGCGTCACTCGTCCCAACTGGAGAGAACGCTCGTAAGCCGCCTGTAGTTTTGCCTTCTCTTGAGGATCGATAACATCTTTCATGATGGTGGCGAAGAAACTCTTGATGTCATCACGGCTTTGCTTCTCCTGCTCCCATCCCTGCTTTGCTCTTGCAAGATTGGTAGCTGCCTCTGTCTTGTAGAGGCCGAGAGCGAACTCTGCCTTGGACTGACGGTTCTTGAACTCCTGATTTGTCAATTGCTGATACCGGTCGGCGGAGTTCTGGAGAGCCTGCTGATAACGTCTGAAGCCTTGGTCATAAGCACCGGCTGCATTGGCGAAGCCTTGGCCGACCTGTTGCCATGCACCTCCACCGGCTGATGTTACACCAGCGGCGAGAGCCAGTTGAGCGAGAGCCTTTGTCCTTTTCAGTTCCTGTTGTGCATAAGCATCTGCCTTTTCCTGATAGGGATTCTTGTAATCAGGATTGATGCCAGCCTGCTTGTAGAATGCATCGGCCTGCTTGAAATAATCTGCGAGAGACGACGGCTGCGTCTGCGTGTTGTCTTGGGTCTCCAAGTCTTTTCCCGGCTGCACCGGGGCATTGGTCCCTGCCGGTCGCGAAGAGGCCGGTCCAAGAGGGACCTGCGGCATGTCATTGATCGATTGCTTGTCAGCTTCCTTGGCTGCTTGCGCTTCCCTGTCGGCCCTCTTTTTACGAAGATAATCAAGGGCTTCCTGATTTTTCTTCATCACGTAATCATAGGCCTTCGGTCCATATTCCTTGTACAACTGACCGAGTGCTTCCCCTGTTCCTCCACCAAGAAGGCCGGATGTATCTCGTGGCGTGTCGGGACGGTCGGCAATACCGAACTGGTAATGCGGCGTATACTGGCTGCGGTTCATCCCATAATTGTCGGAAGGGGAGGTCGGAAGCGGGGTATTATCCACATTGGCTGTGCCGGATGCGGTGGCAGAGAGAGGAGCGTTCACGCTTGCTGTCGAAGAACCTGTAGGCTCGACTGCCGGTCCACCTGCCTTGATCCTGTTGATTGCAGCACCGTAACGATCATACCAATCCCGCAATCCAAAATAATCGTACTTGTGTTCAGGAAGCTGTATCTGGTCAACCGGCACAGTGGATTGCGACATGGGAATCTGTGGCTGGCTCATGTTCGGTTGAGGCCCTGCCTGCTGGCTGGACTGAAGGATACGATACCAATCTGGAAGAAGATCACTGCTTATAGGCATTTCGTTACCTCATTACCAAAGACCGCCGAGGCCGAAGTTGTAAGCATACCCTGCTTGTGCCGCAGACGGATGCTGCGCGGCAGAGGAAGCTTGAGGCGGAAGCGAAGGAAGTCCACCCATTTGAGAGGCTCCAAGAAAATCAGGGTTGAGAGAAGCCAGTCCCTGCGCATTCGGGCTGGCATGGTAATAAGCCGTTTCACTTGGCGATCTTGACTGGATGGGAGCAGGGTTCTGAAGCTGGTACTGCTTCAGGGCTTCCGCCACTTGTGAACTGATATAATTCGGATCGGCAATATATTGCTGCGGCGCACCACGCATATACATGCTCATGTCACCACCGCCCTCATTGGCGTTCGTAGCCCAAGGAGCATTGGATGCGTATTGAGAATAGGCAGGATTGACCATCATCCCGGTAGGAGTGGATGGTCCCCAAGTCTGGTTAACTGAATTACTGCTGCCGCTAGACATATCCATACATCTTTCTGCGTTCGTACCAATCTGGTGTCTGGCTTGTCATCATGGTTTCCTGTTGAGGATCAATGGGTTGGCGTGGTTTCGTATCAGCGGAAACGATCTGATCCCCGCCCATCGGTTGCTGGTTCATCATGCTCAAGGCAAGAAGCGCCCCCAATCCTCCGCCCATTGGCGTCGCTGCCTTTGCTGCTGCGGCTCGTGTTGCAGCTAGTTGCGCGGCTTGAGACGCTACTTGTCCTGCACTTGCTGCACTTGCTGCCTGCGGGGTTAGTGTAGATGCAGCCATCTTGGTAGCCGCCGAAGGAGCAAGAGAGGAAAGACCTCCAGACACGTCCTTTATGCCCTGCCATTGCGATATGCCTGCGGCCTTTGCGCCATACCAAGGCGTCCATCCCTGCTTCTGTGCCTGATCGAGAGCAAAGCGTATCTGGTCAGGGTAAGTGGACGGGTCCTTAATATCGAGACCTGTCTCTTTCATGAACTGGTTGCCGAGACCTGCTCCGTATCCCGTCCCTTCCCCGCCTACAAGCATCTGGTAAGGACCGTATGATGGCTCCCTCACGCCGTTGCGGGAAGCGAAACTGCGCCATCCTTCGGCAGGGTCACCACCGGCACCTTCTGCCTGCCATACTTTCACAGCAACATCAGGGTCCATTCCCCTGATTGTCGCTTCCATCCTGATCTGGTCTTCTATCTGCTGCCTTGTCGGGTAATGGACGGAACCGCCATGTGCAAACTTCAGCGGTTGCCCCGGTTGCTGCGGAACAAGCGAGGAAAGACCGACCGGTTGAATATAATCTGAAGGAGGGGGAAGCGATTGCGGGGATGATCCCGGCTGTGTTGGAAGATTGCGTGGAATCTGCCCGAAGTTTTTTAATGCCGTTATATATGTATAGAAGGGGTTGATCTGATCGACAAGTCCACCTTCTGCAAAACCTTGGCGAGGTTGCTGCTGGTGCCCCATGAACTGATCGTAGATTGCATAATCGGCTTCAGACGGGGGACGATCCATCAGCCTCACCCAAGGTTATAGAGCGCCTGCAATCCCATCAGGGTTCCCGCTGTGCCTGCCAAAGGATTGGTGCTGGTTGTCTGCGTCACATCCTGATTGGCGGAGACCGGTACACCTTGGAGGAGCGAGGACAGGAACTGAAGGTTCTGCCTGTTTGCATCGCGCTGGTTGACGAAATCGTTATAAGCCTGATCGAGTTGTTTCTGCGTGTAGTCTTCTGTCGTCTGGCCAACACCCAACTGCGCCTTGATGCGGTCGAGTGCCATCTGGTCTTGAGCCTGCTGAAGCTGGCCGAGAATGGTCGATCCTTTCTGCGCTGTCTCAAGGCCCTGCAATCCTGACGTGACGCCGAACTGACGGGACTGTTCAGCAAGTTTCTGTGCTTCAAGCCCTTGGCCCTGATTGGCAAGAGCGGCCTTGAGGGCTGCATCCTGATTGGCTCTCTGCGCATTCATCCAAGCAGAACGATCACGCTCGAACTGTTGCTGTGCATTTTCGAATGCGGACTGCCGTCCCTGCACATCCAGTTCCTTCATGCGTTTCTGCGCATCATTGAGGGCTATCTGGTTCTGCACCGCAGCGCGTGATCCGCCAAAGGCACCGGCTTTAGCAGCCTGCGAATCCCTGTATGTCTGTTCAACAAGCGTGTTGTAAGCCTGATCCTGCTTGGCAAGAGCAGTCACATCGGCCTGATAGGGAGACATGTAAAGTTCGGCAATACCCTGATTGAACTGTGGTCCGGCGTTTACATTCGAGTAACCGAGCGGCCCTTGTCCCTGTTGTATGGCACCGGCATAGAAGGCCGTCGGATCATAGTTGGTGTAATCCAGACCTCCTTGCACTGTCTGTGCGGCACCCTGTTGGGCATAAGGAAGGTATCCTGCACCGGAGTTTGCATAGTCGCTCGCCATCGAGAGGCCACCGGCAGTGGCATCACTCATTCCTGCAAGACGCTGACCCTCGTAAGGTTGGTACGGACGATAGCTTTCGTTCGCACCCCTCGTCATCAAGGATTCATAGTATGGCCTTGCGTATTCAGGAAGCGACGATTGATAGACGCGGGAAGTCTGTTGCCCACCACCACCACTAGCCATCAGTTTTCTCCATCAGATATTTTGAAATCGAATCGTATTGCCATGGCATCCCACCCCATCTTTTTCAGTCTTGGTGCCCACCCCGGTCGGCCAGTGCCTTCCATGCGCGTACAGCCAAATTCTTTAGCGTATTCACCAATGATCTTGAAACCATCTTCAAGCCACTCATCAACGCCTGTGCCAGCAATGAAATCAAGAGAACAGCAACGAGCATTAGGATAATCAGCGATTCTGACCGTGCAGCATCCCTTGATTTCCTGTTCGTCATTGAATGCTATCCATAGCGTCTGTTCCCCTTTCAGGAGTTCAATGAAGACATCGATGGTGTCGTATCTGCCTTTCAGATACTTGACTGCTTCTGCAAGCATGGGTTCCACGTGCGGCCACATTGACCGCAAGTGTTCCTTTGGTATGAGAGTTATATTCATCCGGGCATTACCGAGTTAGGATCGATTGCAGGAGGCTGCTGCGGAGGTGCGCCTCTCATCATACGTATCCTGTTCTGCATCTCTTGCAAACGCTGCGACCCTGCCTGATTATCACCATTCCCCAAGTGAGAGACAACATCGGACGGAACGACATGCTCCCCTGAACTCAAGGCTGCTGGCTGCTTTCCATCGACCATGGCAGGGATTGAATCGCTTTGCCCGTCACCTTGCCCTCCACCCTTTACACGGGCAATAAGGTCTTGGAGTGCCTGCGGTCCAAAGGTCTGAAGGAACTGCTGTATGATAGCCTGACCATTAGGCATGGTGCCCTTGATGGCTTCTGCGGTCAGCATAATAAGCTGTTCTTCCTGTGGGCTTGGCTTGCCTCCTCCGCCATTCTTGTACGGCGAATCCATCTGCGCCTTCGGAGCCTGCATCATTGGCGGATTCATGAGGGACTGAAGCCCTCCACCCTGCTGCTGGTTCGGTATGATCGTTGCCTGCATTGGCTGGCCGGGGGCTTGAGGCTGGTCTACCAGACCGCCTGCTGCGTATCCCCTTGGGAAATAGTTCCATTCCGGGTCGATACCACCCTGATAATCGGAGCCGGGGAAGACAGCATCGGGTCCTGTGTAATGATCCGGTACAGGACCAGACTTCTCTTCCTTGCTTCCGCCGCCCTTGCCGCCGCCAAGCTGGCTCAACATCATAGCCGGGAGGATCATCTGGTTCATGTCCATGCCGCCGAGAAGACCGCCGAGGCCACCTGCCTTCGGGGCTTCTGGGAAAGCGGAAGTGTCCAGACCAAGAGCGCCCTTGCCGAATTGCGATCCGGCAATATTGTTCACTGACATTGCCTGACGGGCAGCATCCCCTTGGAGAGGGATGACATTCGGCTTCAGCGGCGTTTGCGCGAATCCTGTCATGCTTGAGGTAGGAGGAGGAGCGACAAAACCTTTAAGAGGATCGAGTGCCGAAGGAATTTTGGACGCAGTGTTGGCTGCGGAGAGACCGTGTGCCGCCTGTGTTACCTGTGGAGCGATAGAGCCAGCGCCTTGCGCTGCGGCCTGCGTTGCAGCTTGGGCGACAGGGGAAGCGGCGGCGGGGAGAGCCTGACTTGCAGCACTGATACCTGCATTCAATCCGCTTGACAGCGCACCGATGCCTGCACCTCCGGCACTTGCCAATCCTGCACCGAGACCGGCAGCGCCAGCATCGAGAGCGCCTGTGGCTGTGATCGCAGGGAGAGCAGCAGCGCCTAATCCTGCGGCGGCAGCGGGAGCGGCCATGGCTGCGGTTGCTGCGGCAGGAATTGCGGCAGCGGCAGCGGGAGCAGCGGCAGCGCCAAGGAGGAAAGGCAGGAAGAAAAACGCTTCCGGCAATCCTGTCACTGGATTGATGGGAAGTCTTCCACCGGGAGCGAGCGAGGCAAGGCCCGCAAGTTCTGCCTTGTTGACGTGAAGCAACTCCGTGTCGCCGTACCGACCGTGCTTCGCAAGTTCCTTGGCTTTCTTAGCCGCTTCCATTTGTCTTCTCCATCAGGCTATGACTGCTCTATCGGTGACACGTCGCCAATCCGTGCCATCGGAAAAGGCGAGAACAGCCCCGCCAGTTTCATCGGATACGTAGATGATTGCCCCGGCCCCCGCTGTCGAGGCAGACGGCACACCGGCTACTGTATAAGAACCGACCTTTGCATAAGTTGTTGCTGTTACTTCAGCGCCACCGGATATTGATCCTGTAACAGTGGCTGAATCAGCAAGCATGTCGGAAACAGCGACAGGCCCCTTGGACCGGAGGTCAACGAGATACCGTTCCACCGTTCTCAATATGTAACGAATGTCGTCCGGGTCATATTGTTCAAGGGTTGTCAGGAGGTTCGGAGGGGCGATGTTATCCTTCATCTCTGCCCATCCGTCCTTACGTCAATGCGGGGAACACCCAATCTCCATTGTGTTCCGACCGAATCACTCTCTGCTCTCAAAGTTAAAGAACGCCCGCGAAGACGCACATAGGCCTCTTCAGTGAACGTCTCCACAGGCACTATAGCAGATCGTACCACTTGACTGGTAGAGGTGGTATCAAATCCGCCTCCCGGTTTATCCATCATTTTCAATACAAGATTCATTTGCGGTGTATTGATGTTGTCGTCGAAGTTCCTGAATGTAACATCAGGAAGTATTCTGCGGATAAATGCAAAACGATCACCCCTATCGAATGCACCTTCTGAAGACAGTTCTATTGGCGCACTCTCGATATAGCTGTTGATCCCTTGGGCAGGACTTGTCGATCCGTCGTCTGACCCAACTTCATGATAATACAGGTAAGTATCGGTAGAGGCAGCGAGAGGATTGTACTGCGAGTTGCCATCCATCCAAGCCGTCCTTGCGAGGGAGCCGATGCACCATTCCCCTGAAAGAGGATTGAAGGTGACGTAACTGTCGATTTCAGTCGAATCCATGGATTGGTAGAACCAGATCACTTCAGAAAACTTCCTGTTCGTGGAAGCATAAACCTTCTGAAGCTGCTGTTCATCAATGCGTTGATATATGTAATCCCAGACAGTGCATGGAAGTTTCTGGACACGACCGGAGTATGAGTAGAACCCCGATCTTCCCATCCAGTAAACCACCCCGTTGTATGTCGTGCAGGCATGAAGGCCTACAATATCCGATTTTGCCTCTATCACGTCAGCCACGAATATGTATGGTGCACCCACATACTGGATGGAATAGATGGCGCTGTCAGACCACGCGATGATTTCACGAGGCGCTGATATTGCCGATATGAACTTCGATCCAATCGACAGGGGCAGGGAACCAGCCGTGCCAGTTGTGTCGGCTTCGTTCCAGTTTGTCATATCTTCCTGATCGCTCCAGCGGAAAGCCATTGGCGCTGGATTGCCGGATGAATATTCGCTTGCACCGAAAGCAATCAGGTGCCTGTCCCTTTGGGAGACGAGAATGAACTCTGCATATGTCGGTGCATATCCATCGGCACCTGCAAGATCGAGAATGTCCACCATCCTTGCTGACGGTGTAGTGGCATCCCAATACCAGATAGGACCACCGGCACCGCAGGCTACAAGGTCTTCACCCCAATTGCCTTGCGTCCATGTTCCAAGCCTGTCGTCAGCAGCCGTTGACGGATCGCCGCCCCAATACTCGTCACCCCAACCGAGGTAGCCCCAACCACCACCGTATATCTGGCTGTCAGAACCTGCCCTGTACAGGTAATCTGCCTGAACTGATGTGCCACCACCTGATGCACTTGAAGTGGCTGTCGTGGTTACTTCGACAGTGTATGTATTGTCATCGACAATAGTAGCAATTTCATGCTCTGCATTGATTTCAGAAGCAGGAATACCACCGATAGGGCCAGTGGCACCGGAAAGAATGACGTATTTCCCGACAAACTGACCATGTGCCGTATGTGTAATGGTGAGAGTTGTTGTGCTGATCGTTGTTGCAATGGGGTCTGTCCCCAATGTCACAGTGCTTGCGATGGGTGTTACTTCGTAATACACGTCATCTGACGCAACATAGAAGCGTTTGTTCGTACCGATGCCAACCCAAGGGAAGCCTGCAAGGTCTTCGAACCTGAACAGGGACCGGCATACCCCGTCCAGTGCAAGGCCTGCCGAATCGTAAGCCTTCACCCATCCTCCCCACGATTCAGGAAGCCCATCCCTGAAACGGACAAGAGAGCCATCGAACCATGAGGCTGTGGCTCCATAGCGGGTACGGCTCTTGATTATTCCCGGTTTGAACTCAAGCCTCATCCACGGCATTCATTCTATTCCCTTGCAAAACTCTTTACGGGCGGCGTTGCGCTCAACAATATCAAGAGAAGTTTCGTCCGTATCATAAAGATTGTCGGCAGTTTCCGTGGCCCCTTGAGGCTTTGCGGCATAGCTTTCAGGCTTGCCCAATACCTTGCAAGCCTTACTTAGGACCATCAGGCTGCTTGGTCCTGTTGTTCGGGTCATCAGGCTGCACCCCGATACGGCGAGCATGAGCACCCCGAGACAAAGCATCAAGCGCACGTTTGTTGATCGTTTCATTGGCCTTGGCCTCTGCATCTATGACTTCCTGACGTCCAGTGTCCTTGCCTGTTTTGTAGATCGCCCTGATAACAAAACCAGCCACGAGGGATGCACCCCCGAGGCTGATTATGATAACGACGATCTTGACTGCGAAGTCGCTCATTACTGAGTAGTCTTCTTCTCAGGAGCAAGGAAACTCCATACGAAGCCAATGATAACCATGAGGGAAGCGACAACATCGCTCCATCCTGCATCGCTCATGGTCATGCCATGCTGATTAAGATAAGCGATGATCCATCCGCCACCTACCGTGGTAAGGATATGACGGATCAATCCGAGTACCTGTTCCTTATTCATCGGATATTCCTTTAGCGCCAGTTGAAAGGATTGAGCCACGCCAATGGCGCGAAAGGCGCGGCATACGATTCAGACTTTTTTGCCATGCTTGTGGCTACCTCCTGAACCTTCTCGATACGTGAAATCCATCCCTTCCCGAAATGTTTCCACCCATTGAGACCAGTGAGAAAAGCAAGTCTTAATCTGTTCAGTTCAGTTATCGTTGTGCGGACGTTCTCTTTACGCGCAGCGGCCAAAGTGACCGGCCCGAATACTCCGTCCTTAACTACGTCAAGAGATTGTTGCAGGTATCTCACGGCCCGATGCGGGCCGGAGTTCACCGCAAAATCAAACATTGCATAATCGAGGCCGCTTGGAAGTTCATCTCCACGTACCTTGTCCCAATAGAACTTCTTGTAAAGCATACTGATGTGTGCATCGCTTATGTTCTTCAGGTCTTCCTTGGTGGCCCTTGGGTTTATGTAAGTGCGATATGTGCCGAGAGTAATGCCTTTCATCGTGGCACCACCGGGATCGTTCGGGTTGTCTGACCAGCCGCCTTCAGATTTCAGTACATGCTGGAGAGATTCTTTCCAGTTTTTTTTCATTTTGCTGGCCCGTTATCCCCGTCCTGCACCGCAACTGCACCGGGGGGAAGGCTGGCAAGACGTTCATGGATGACACGCCCATGCTCTTCGAAGTCGTTCGGGGCCGCAGTGAAGGGTATCCAGCCGAAGTCCGGGTGGTTGATCTCGCAGTCGATGCCGCCATTCATGTTGAATTTCGGCTTGCGAAACTGGATTTGATTTCCGTCGAGTTTTCTCATGCTACCCTCACCATCCATATGTAAGTGATCGTCGATGATGCCGTAACGCCGCCGATGTTTTTCCATGTCCCGGATTGAGCAGACCTTACAGCAAACGCGCCAGCATTTGTAACGGAATAAATCGACACGTTCGCCCCGGCAATGTTTGCCCCCTCAGCGAGTGACGCTGTACTCACATACATCAGCCCGGAAGAATTGAGGGGCAGCGTGTGGCTTGTCGGTGCGCTGACGTTACCGGCACCGGAAACTGCACTGTCTACGTAACTCTTGACGGCATTCTGCGATGAAACCGTCGTATCGCTTGTGCCGAGAGAGGCAGAAGTCGAGAACGTCAGGCTTCCTGCGGTATCAGTCGCTGACCAATACGGAACAGTATTTGCCGTGCCAGATAAGGCTATCATGCTTCTCGCGCCAGCCGTTATCGAAGCTTCAGCCCATGTATCTACACCTGTCGTGTAGGCGATTTTGTCAGCCGCCGTACCTAGCGATGATATAGATGTAAGCGTTGCGTCAAGAGGCTGGTACGATCCACCAGCGCCTCCGTCTATGAGGTCGCCGTTGGCATCCCAGACCGCAGCATTTCCTGCCGTTCCTGCCGTTCCAGTAACAAGTTTTGCATCAATGCCAGTTTTGATGGCAGAGGCAATTTCAGTGATGGCATCGACAGCACTTGCGGGGAGACTGATCGATGTGCTGATTGTCGGTGACGTGATCGTCGGAGAACTGATCGTCGGTGTTCCGCCAAGTGTGTATGTTCCTGTTGCTGTGCCGCTAAGAGTTGGGCCTGAAATCGCAGGGGATGTCAGCGTCTTGTTGGTCAGTGTCTCCGTTCCGGCCAAGCTTGCCGGAGTGAAATTATAATCTGGCCATGTCATGACCCTTGTCGAAGCAGTAGTCACACCGCCCAAGTCTATGCGGGCGACCTTGGTTTCATCTGCTGGATCAGAAACGAGAAACACATCATCGTGGATAACGGCTGTGCCATTAAAATTGAACAAGTTCAATGACTTGTAAACGTTTGTTCCATCAGTCGTGATGATGCACATATGACCGTTGGACAACGTAACGGAGTTCGATCCGTTGCTGACCGTCACATCATACCCACCTGTCGTTCCATTCCACATCACGTAAGCTTTGTCAGACGTCGGAATAGTAAGGGTGTGCGTTCCAGTATGGGCACCAGTCAGCTTTATAATTAATTGTCTGGCTTCATCTGTAGAGCCGTCGTTCGTGGTTAGCGAGTAGTTCGCATCGCCCATGGACACATCGACCCAACCGGAAACGGCATCCTCCATCAGTTCCCAATTGGTATTGGTCTTCGAACCCCAAGTAGACCGGTTTTCACCGGTCGCCATCTTCTCGATACGAAGGTTTGAAGAATAAGTGCTAGGCATTTTCCGTTACCTTATTTCGCTTTCGGGTCTATTTCGTCCCATGAATTGGAACCGGTCGATACATCAGACCAAGAGTTTGAATGACCGCTAACTTGCGACCAAGCATTCGTTGTCCCTCCGGTATTCGACCAAGGGAAGTTTATGTTCGAGCGTGTAAGTTGCGCCTTGACGCCGCCAAGATGGTAAGCCCCACTACTTGCATCGATGATGCTTGCATATAGCAACGATGCGTCAGTTCCTGTTACTGCGTAGGAACCTGCCCCTGCGGTGATTGAACGATCTTGAAAATGCTCAAGAGATACATCGGTTCCTGTGATGGTGTATCCGCCACCGGATGCATCAAGAGTGTAGGTCCGCAGGAAGCTTAATGCGGTTCCATTGATCGAGTAGGAACCAGTAGATACAGAGATGGAATGCCCATATAGAAGGGAAACGTCTGTTCCAGTTACTGCGTATGATCCACCAGCAGCATCAACAAGAAATCCGTACTCAAGAGAAACGTCGGTCCCAT